GTTCGTTCGGAACAGGCGTCAATTCATCGTTTTCTGGAAATTTATAAATGTTCATAGCATTATCATAATGGATACTTAGTTAGTTGTCAAGTGTTTTTAAAACATATTTTTTGGAACCTCATGGATGACATCCATGAGGTTCCAAAACATCTTCAGAACACTTGCATCCAACAATCGTAATCATTCTATTTCGTCAAGTCATGGACGAATGACAGAGTAACGATTTCCCCGTCGATTTCGAATTTCTTCCCCTCCCAAATCCACGAGTACATCCAAAAGCGGAAGCCCTGATTAATGAGCGGCTTCAAATCGCGGGCGCAAGGCTTGCCTTTCTTGAAGATTTTCACAACGGTTTTGGTTTCCTTGTTGATGGCGTAGGTGATTGAAAACCCAGCCGTTTTTGAAGACTGCTTGAGGAATGCGGATGCAATTTTGGCATCATCGGTTTCAAAAACCTTTGCTTTCGCATCACACAATCCTTCGGTTGTTCGAATCATCATCTTTATCATAATTTAAGTGTCTCACGAGTTTGGCTGTTTGTCAAGTGTTTTGGAAGATTAAATTTCCTTAATGGAGTGGTAGCAGATTTCAATTAGTAGTTCTGATTATACTGCTCCTCGCTCACCGCATCCGAATAACCTTCGAGCCATTCGAATTCATACTCAGTACCCTTATAAGGGTTGTTAGAAGGATTTGCTCCACACAGACCGGCGAGTTCGCCTTCCCTGTAGGGATCTAACTTCTTGTTTACATCATTTTCGGTTTTGTTCATCGTTTCCATCACTTTATTATTTCACACTCTTTTCTGTTTGTCAAGTTTTATGCAAAATTTAGTTTAGGGCGCATCTTAAAAATGAGTTCCCGTTCAATACTGTGAGCTTCCAGCTTTCCGCAAACAGTAAGAACATGATAACAGAAGATTGGGAGGTTTTCTGAAAGCGCCCGCTTCAAAGCGACATAAAGCGGCCACGGCTTTTCTTCACATACAGCACGCGAGAGGTGTTTCCCGAAACGATAGCGAAGGCTTTTTTCTTCTGTCGTTTGAGTCTTGGCTGTGATGCCAATATACATCTCTCCGTCAACATGAATCATATAAACTAAGTGATTCCTGTCAGACCGCTTTTTTCTTGCTGTCATGTTTAAAGAATAGCACAACCAAATCTGTTTGTCAAGAGTAGAAGAACCTCTTAAATTCTCTCTAAGAGGTTCTTCTTAGTACTAGTACTTCCTCGATTTGTAGCCATAATTGAACAGATAAGATTGAATCAAATCCCACTTGTCTAGCCGTCCTCCAAGAATCCTCTTCTCCTTGTTATTGTCAAAAAACATATCAATCAAGTGTTCCGACGGCACATCAAAGATGGTTGCCAGTTCGGAATCGAGGATTTTCAGTTCCTTCTCATACTTCTTGGAAAATGCTTCAGGATCAAAGTGTTTGTTTCTCATAATCTTAAAATAAAACAAGTCTTCCGTTTTGTCAATTAAAAAAGAGGAGTTAAGATGTTCTTAACTCCTCTTTTTACTTTATCTTACGCTTTACTTTATCTTACGCTTTACTTTATCTTACACTTTACTTTATCTTACACTTTGTTTACCCGGGCCCGTGTTTTGGGACCGTAGTCATCCATGCCGGACACGCCGTAATCATCGGCAAAAATGTTTCCGCGAGTCAACGTAGCAGGCTGGCCCCATGTGGCTGCTTTAAAAATATCTCCGGTTTCTTTTTCGATAAAAGCACGGACAGAACGGCTGTAATCAGAAACAATGATCTTCCAATATTTACGCCCCTCCTCAATTCTCGCAGTTTTCCTTGCCGTATTACCTGTTTTAAATGCATAGTCATCTAACATGGTACACCAGGCATTCAAAAATCCATTCAAACGTTCTTTGGTGTTTTTCGTTTCGTTCATGTTTCCATTATGTCATCATTCTTTTTGTTTGTCAAGTCTCTTGGAGATTAAATTTTCTTCATGTTATGAAGGATGTATCTACATAAGCGTGACTTTATTACCATCGGGGCAGGTGATGATCATTCATCTACCACCCGGCGGCGGATAATACGGGCATCGAAAAAACGAGATCCTACACCGCTAAAACCATACATACGGTATTCGCGGAAATAATCATTCCTGAGTTCAACAGCTTCTTTCGTTGACTCACATTCACACTCATCCTCCCAACCATTTCCATAGTTGGTTTGGAGAATAATCTCAATATGAGTCTTGCGAATTTTCTTCATGGTTCATGTATCTCATACTCTTCCTGTTTTGTAAAGACTATCTTAAGATAGGTAAAAATGACTTGAAAACTGATTTTTTCTATGCTATTCTGGATCTTCAATAGAAATAGGGGATCACGACTAGCGAATAGTTGGTGAGTGTAATCCGAGGCTACCCGATAATATTATCGTATATAATATACTATCACTCGTTCGTGCCAAAAAAAGATGGGAGCTTTTTGGCTCCCATCTTTTCGTTGGGTTTTACTACACAACAGCAACAGCCTCGGAGGGCTGTTTGCTCACAAATGCACCCGCGGCACGCGCTGCGCGCCGCGCCTTGGCGCGGGCGCGTTCGGCAGCGTAGTCACGGACACGCTTCGATTTAACAACAGCTTCAACAGCAGGCTCAACTTCAACAGCAGGCTCAGCTTCAACAGCAGGCTCAGCTTCAACAGCAGGCTCAGCTTCCGCGGCGGTTTCCACAGCAGGCTCGGCTTCAATCGTATTCTTCGGTTTCACGAAAACAGGCACGTCAAGCCCCTCACGGATCAAAACACGCTTACAGCGAGGCTCGGTTGTGGTTTCCCCTTCCCCTACAAGACGGTATTCCTTATTCTGAGGAAGGCGCCATTCGCCGCGGGCCACCTTAAATACGAGGTCATCAGTAATCCAATACGGCCATGCGGAAATGACACCTTCCGAAATTGCAGCGGAAATCTGGGCTCGGGTAATCGTTTGACTACCCGGAAAACGATTCTTGAGGGCAGTCAGAGTATCAATACGCTTCTGAGTCAGAAGTAACATAAGCAAACCTCTTTCTTTTTTGAGTTTTTCTCACTGACAATATCATCCTAACATGGCTTGGAATGCTTGTCAAGCATTCCAAGGAATTTTTTAAGAGTTCCAAAATTTTGCAAACTAGCACGTTCCATGCGCGTCCTGGCAGCACGGCTTGAACGGCGTTCCCGGATCATGTTCGTATTTTCCAACTCGTTCATATACAATTCAATATACTTTTGGAGACGATTCCAATTCTTCTCGGAAAAATATACATTGATAGTTTGAATGACGTGCGGACCGTTGCCAACAATGTACATTTTTTGTCAGAGATCCCAAGCCCGTAAGCACGTCCTTGATTGTTGATTAGAAGAGTAGCCAAAAACCACTGAGTTCCGGAATCACCTCCGGCGCCGCCGTGCGCGCAGTCTTTACTAAATGGAATGTCAGATAGTGCGGAAGCCATTCGGGACGCGATTCACAGGGAATCCGATTATTGTATTCCATCTTCAAATCGGATTCAACGATATTTGGCGGCAATCCTTGTTCCTTCTTCATACTCTTAGTATCTCTTAAATCGGATTTTTGTCAAGTGTTTTTTTGGTTATCTAAAGATAGGATTGCTTTTTTTGGAAATCCATGTTAGTATTGGATAAAACACGAAAAAAATGGGATCACGGCGCCCGAGTCCGCTAGTGAGTGTAATCCGAGGCTGCCCAATAATAATATTATATATGATAGAGGATCCAAAAATGTAAATTTTCCGAGGCTCCACTTCCGCCGATCCTCGGCGCCTCTACACTAGTGATGAATCAGAAAAACTACTTAGTATTTCCATATTAGTTCCTTAAATCGAAGGTACTAAGTAAGGTACTAAGTAAGGTACTAAGTAAACTGTTAAGTAGTATTAAGGGAATTGCCTTATCCAGGCAATTTATATATCAAGCATCCGGATATGGTGAAACAACCGAATCTTTTACGCACTCATACGCGGTATAATACGCATTGTCTTTTTGGGAAATAAAATGGCGCGCCGACACGATCATATAACGACCGGAATAATGTGGATCCAATTTTATTGGCTTTTCCTTTTCGACCGGCTCAGGACTCGGCACTCTTAATTCGACCATATCACTCACGGTGCAAGACGCAGTTCCGCTCACCGTGACTCGGCACGCGATATTGTTAAATAATGCTGTTCTCTGGCTCTGGCGCTCCAGCACGCATAACTCGTGACGGTCGCGTGACAGGTCCGTGACAGGTCCGTGACAGGTCCGTGACAGTTTCGGTGACAAATTGAAAGATAAAATTGGTACAGAATTTTGGACACTTATACGGCTGCGTCTTACAGACATTAATGGTCGCGGTAGTTTTCCGGTTTCAGAAGGAAATTCCGGTCGATTTTTCTCTTCCAATTCTTTTGGTAATTCACTTCTTCTATTCTCTTCTAATTCATGCTTCTTATATACAAATCGCTTATTCTCATAATCATATGGTTCTCCAGGTAACATTCTGAATAAAGAATAAGATGAGTCAATATCGGTTCCACCTAATTTAGTGTATTTACCACTTACTACTGTTGGTTCAGTATGAATAAAGTCTTTATATCGTTCATTATAGTTAAACTTTTTAATTCTAAATTTCTTTCTGCTTATCGAATGAAGTAATAAAGAAGATCCGTACATTCCTAAAGCTATCGAATTGAATATGTCATTACCAGACATAAACTCATAATCTTGAATTGAAAGAATGTCAGTGTTTTCTATGTTCCCATCTTCTGTACGGATATTTGCCGGTTGTAATAAAAATACTCTTGATATTGGTTGTATCATAGCCGATTCTAATGTACGGAATGAATATCCATCACGGTTTTCATAACAGAAATATAAGGCACCATTATATGATTCAGCTATAGCTCTATTTGCTAAGAAATTCAATGCCGTAAATGCGTCATAATAAGGTATCGTATATGTATAAAGTCCTTTTGTTGGATCTAAGTTTATAAATTCAATACCAAGATATTCTTTGGCAATAGATGAGGCAATATCGGATATTCTCAAATTCTTATATGTTTTGGATACCGCATTACTCAATTCATTATTATATTCAACAACAGAAACCGCATGAAGAATATAACTAATTGTACGTTCTTTTACTGGACTTACTTTCGTTATCGAAGAAACACGGAACAGCTTCTCATACATCTCATCGTCACTATCATTTTTAAACGAAATTTTTATTAACTCATATCCATACAACGGAAAATTGGAAAATACATTGAGCGAATCAGAAATATACAATTCTAACGATACTGAATTCTCCAAAATAGATTCAAAGACACTCATTTCTAACACAATTCTTCTTATGTCTTTTCTATCTCCTGAGAGAAGGCTAATTGCGGTAATTGATTTTAAAGTGAATGAGGTAGTTGTCTTCATTTGATTGATTTTTCTATAGTTAACTATTTTTCACAAGATCCGAAAGTTGCTTTTCTATCATCTGAAGATAGACTTTTTTTGGTACATATATCTCTCTTTTTTTCTCGTTTTCCTCAAATTCATACTCATAATATGTTTTATAGGAAGGAAATTCTAAAATTCTGGATTTATACTCGGAAAATGCGATTTCCCTATTTGAAAAATAGTAGGAATGTACTCTTTTCGGATTTTCTGTCAATTCGTCTAGTGTCCAATTTCTTTTTTGAAGATCAAAAATTGAAAGTGGAGCATATTTTTTAATTAAATAAGAATTAAATTCAGAATTATTTTTTGGCCATTGGGAATAAATTGAATAAATATTGTTCACTAAAAGTAAAATATATACATAACGGGTTGAACCATATAATTGGCTTGATAAAATTTCTGGACTTGTGTCGGCTGGAAGAATATATTTTGTAAAATAAACAGAAGAATTCACTGAATCAACAAGAACATTTTTCCGGAATGCGTATCTCGGAGCAAAAATGTTTGTGGCGGAAATTAATTCCTGTGAATAAGGAATTTTTTCGTTAAAATATTTCTTAAAAAAATCCATTTTTATTAATATTTTCTCCTTACATCGACATAATTATTATCTTTATCATATGCGTCTGTTAAAGTATCAATGCGATTTCTTGTCAGCAATTCTACTTCTGTAAATTTAAGAGAAAGCGAAATCGTTGTTGCGCTTGCTCCTCTAGCATTTACGCGGTGTGTTGAATATACTCCTGAATCGGAATAATTTACATTCATGTCGGTCAATACACACATTCCAATTTGAGATAAATAACGATTTAATTTCCCTGAGGCATAAAATTCAATCGAAAATTCATCCGGATATATTAAATATCTTGAAGAAAAATCTTTTGAAACTTCAGGATGCATGTGCCATCTAAATGCTTGAATAATATTATATACATTTTCTGCTTCTTTTTCATTTCTTGGACGAAAATGAAAATCAAAATTAAAATTCCTAAAATTCATGTGTTGAAATAATTGTTCTTGCCATGGATTTTTTACAACACCAAGACCAGCAGAAATGAGAGTTTCTAAATCGTTTCCAACATTTTTGTCAAACCAATCATTCATCATTGATACAGAAGCATCTGCGATTGAACCAAAAACTTGTTTCGCAAAATCAGCAAACGAACCTGTCGTGAGCCAATTTTTCACAGCAAGATTATTTGGATTCCAATATGCTGAATATGAGTCTGTATAAAGTGTCGGCATATGAATCGCTATCGTTTCTTTTATAAGCGTTGTCGCGGATGATGATCTTTCAAGCACTTCAGCAATATCGGTTTTAAGATCATTGGCAGCATTTGGAAGATATTTTGAAGCAACGTTTCTTCCACCAATTGCTAGATTTGACATAAATGATGATATTTTAGAACCTGATCCAGCAATTTTTTGATATTGTTCTTTTACATTTTTTAATGATAAAGCACCGTCATTTCTTATATCTGTTTTTTCATGAAATGCTAAGCTTTGTGACGCTAAATCTCTTTTCCAAATATGGAAAACGATCATGTGATTTTGTCCCGAAGCAAAGCTGTCTAGATCGAGCGGATACATGAGTCCGCGATAATCAAAGGCATTTAGAAATTTTGTTCCAGAAGAAAAAGCGTCCCGAATTGTTTTTCCGGTATTTCCTGGTATTTTTCCTAGACCTTTGTCTAAAATATTATTTGAAAAAAAAGCACCCATAAATGTATTTATATGGCATATAAAGGAAAATTTTTCCCTAAAAATATATCAAAATATAAAGGTGATCCGACTACGATTGTTTTCCGTTCGCTTTGGGAACGTAGAGTTATGAAATATCTCGATGAAAATCCTTCTGTCATTGCGTGGAATTCAGAAGAAGTAGTAATTCCATACATTGGGGAAGATGGAAAGCACCACCGTTATTTTGTTGATTTTTATGTAGAATATAAACACAAAGATGGGCACATAGAAAAAATGTTGCTCGAAGTAAAACCAAAAGAACAAACGATGCCACCGAAGCTTCCGAAAAACGGAAAAAAGACGGGTCGTTACTATCTAAAAGAAAAAACTTACATAAAAAATAGAGCAAAATGGGATGCGGCTGAATCATATTGTCAAGAAAATGGTTGGAAATTTCAAATCCTCACTGAAGATGATTTAAATATAAGAAAACGTAGATAAATATAATTGTGAATAAAATAGAAAAATCAAATATTGCCACTTCTCTCTTCGATAAGCTGAGGAAAGCTATACCCGCAATTACAAAAAAGACGGATGATTCAAGAAATTGGTATCGAAACGAATTTGAAAAACTGATTTCTAAAACATCAATACGGCAAACAATCATTGCTAAATCGGCAAAAAGAACACGAATCGAGATTGGTTCTATGTATATGTTTCTTTATGATCCGAAAACAAAAGAAGAATTACCGTACTATGATACATTTCCATTAATATTACCAATCGAAATGTATAAAGATGGATTTCTCGCTCTCAATCTTCATTATTTACCACCAACGGCGAGAGCAAAATTTTTGGATAGATTAAATGATTTTAGAACGGGAAGAAATGAACGGCAACGTTTCTTATTATCATACCGTTTATTAAAGGCCGCGGCTCGTTATAAACCATTTGAAAGATGTTTAAAGCGCTATCTCGCAAAACAAGTTCGCTCTAATTTATTACTCGTAGAACCAAAAGATTGGGAAGTAGTAATCTATCTTCCAACAGAAAGTTTTCAAAAAGCAACAGCAAAAGATGTTTGGAAAACAAAATTATGACTCCTCAAAAATTCATTTCCACAATCAATAAAGAGGGTGGTATTTCCCGCAGCAATAAATTTAAAGTAACGATTGTTGTTCCTGCTCTTTTTTCTATCGCTGGTACGAGTATAGACATTTTAAATCGTATTGTGGATAGAAAAAATACTCCTTTTTCCTTTAAAGACGGGCTCGATATCGCAGGTCAAGAACTATTCGATTTACGATATTACGGATTTTTTGGTATTAATCCGTTTACTTATGGATCTACACTAGAAGTATTATGCGATTCGGCTGTATTACCTGGTTCTAATTTTCAAACAGTAGAAAGAAGAACATATGGACCTCCAAGAAAAATACCATATGATCAAGTATTTGAAGATGTTTCGTTTTCCTTTATCGGAACAGCAAATATGAAACAACGTTATTTCTTCGATGCGTGGCAATATTCGATTAAAGATCCAATTACCAATAATTACAATTATCCTGATGAATATACAACTACCGTTTTTATACGCCAATATGATGTCGCAGGAAAATTCAAATATGGTGTTCGTTTATTAAATGCTTGGCCAATAAATGTTCAAGCAACAAATCTTTCTTATGGAGAGGAAGGCATCGTTCGTTCATCTGTTACTCTTTCATATAAAAATTGGTTTAACTTAAAGGCTTATGATACATATGCTAATGATATTGGTGATCTGGCGACACAAATAGCAGAAGGAAGCGATTTTGAATAGGAGAAAAGATGGCATTACCTAAATTGAATCAGAGAATTTATCATACTGTATTATCCAACGGGAAAAAAATATCTTATCGCCCAATGTTGGCAAAAGAACAAAAGCTATTAATTGCGATCAATGAAACAAAGAATATGAATGAATTAGTTCAGCTAATCGCACAAATAATCAATAATTGTATTTTAAATGAGGATGTTGATATAGAAACAATGACAATGCCGGATTTAGAAAAAATGATTATTCTTATCCGGTCAAAGAGCGTTTCGGAAATTTTAGAATTAGAATATAGATGTAAAAACGAAATAGAAGATGGAAAAATATGTAATCATATTTCTTCAATAGAAGTAAATTTGGAAGAAGTAAATATAAATGGTGAAATTCCAAATAATACAATTATGTTAGATGAAAAGATTGGTGTGATATTAAAACCACCGACGGTTAGGTTGTTTTTCCATGTAAATTTTTCGAACGAATCAGAATTTATAAACCAAACAATTCGTGAATGTATCACCGCTATTTTTGATGAAAATACAGTATATAATATAAAAAATATCTCAAAAGAAGAATATGATGAATTTTTAGAAAGTTTAACGTTAAAACAACTCAATGAAATTGCTGATTGGTTCAAGAATTTACCCAGCATTCACCATGAATTTGAATTTAAATGTAAAAAATGTGGATTTAAAACTTTGATTGAATTAAATGGGTTATCGGATTTTTTCGGCTAATGTTTGGTAATGATACTTTGTATAATTTTACCTATACAAACTTCTTATTAGCGACAAAATATGGATATTCTATTTCTGAATTGGAAAATATGTTACCGTATGAGAGAGAGGCAATAATTATATTATTGGAACAAATGTTACAGAAGGAAAAAGAAAAAAATGTCACGGGAAATTGGTAAATCAACAAAAATATCTGTTTTTAGAGAGTTTATCGAACTCTGGTCTTCGGATGGTGGAACCATTCTTGCGCTTCTAATTATGCTACATACGCATATTTTTATTATGATGGCGGGATATATGAATTTTAGTGAGGCTTATCTATTGATACTCGGTGCTTTTCTTGGTGTGATTCGAGGAGAGTATAAAAGAGAAAAAAACAAAGAATCTGGTGAATAAAAATGGAACAAGAAAACACAAGAACCCTGAGTGACTTCGAAACCATCTTGAAAAAGATGGAAAAAAATATGTTAGATATGCCTAAAAAGTGGGAAGAATATGAAAAGGAAATAAAAAGATTAAGATTGATTGTCGAAGAAAATAGTGGTGAATTTAGTAAGCATTCAGAAAAATATTTTAAGAGTTTAATAGATATTATTAATTTATTAAAAAAGGGTGATACAAGAGAGTATGAAGGTTCGGTGAGAATAATAAATCAATTTTTGGAAACAATAGAAACCGATATAACTGATAAAAAACAATTAAATTTCATTCGGAACCAATTTAATAAACTTTTAGAAGAAATCGTCTCCTATACCTCAGGATCTAGAGGTGTTTATCAAAAGATATCTTCTACCCTATTTGGAGGAAAGAAGGAAAAACCTCAAGAAACCATTTTTTCTGAAAAATATGGTGTAGAAAAAGTATCACCTACTGAAATTATGAAAATAAAATCAGAGGAAGATAAAAGACGGGATGAAGAAAGCGCGTTAAAAGATAGAGAAAAAGATGAACAGAGAGAATATGAAAAAGAACAATTAGTATATCAGGAAAAAATAATCCGATTACTTACAGAAATTCGAAATAATACTGGAAATAATGTCAAATCCTTGGAAAGAAAAAGATTTGAAGTAAGTGGTAAAAATATTATAAATGAAAAATCTTCCAAAGGATTGTGGGATAGAATGAAAGAATGGACAAACACGGGATTGGCGGGAATGCCTCTTGGTGTCAGGATGATCGCAAAAACACTACCTATGCTTCCTAAAGTTACACCAATAGCTGCACCAATAATTACCGCCGTCGGAACAGGAATGCAAATGTATGATGATTACCAGAACGCACCAGAATTATTAGGAAAAAAGAAAGAAGAAACTACAACACTAGATAGATTGGGTGCCGGTCTTTCGCATTTTGATGTTGTCAATCCTATAAATTGGATGACAGGAAAAAATATAATTGGTGCTTATAATGCATTTAAACAAACATCAAAAACCGGTAAAGAATATGAAGGTATAGGTGGTTTTTTGGATAGAACTAATGACATTTATAATATAATGAAAAGCGGGCAAGCGAGATCAAATGCTGAAATTCTTAAAACATCTGGAAAAGCATTCGATGCAACAAAACAAACATTACAAGATGTTCCGAAAATAGTTTCTGAATCAAAGGACAAATTTTTAAATTTCATCAACCAACCAAGAGTTGTTGGTCCTATTATTGGTCCTAAAATCGACACAAACATATTTTCCAAACTAAAAGAACAACCAAAAAAAGCTCCGACATTAGCACCAAGTAGTGAAGAAAGAAAACCGGAAAAATTCGATGCAACAAGATTAATAATCGAACACTTTGGAAATCAATTCAGTAATAAAGAAATGAATGCCATTCTCGGAAATATACAAAAAGAAAGTGGTGGTAAATTTGGAAAACAAGAAAGTTCGAAATATGATGTTTCGACACAAAGGGGTATAACGAGAATTAGGGATATTTTTAAAGAAAGATTATCAGGATATAAGGATGAAGAGTTACCAAATTTAGTAAAAAATCCTCAAATATTTTTTGAAGTAGTATATGGAAAACAAACGACGGTTGGGAAAAGATTAGGAAACAGAGAAGAAGGTGATGGTTATAAGTTCAGAGGAAGAGGTCTTATTCAACTAACAGGAAGAGGAAATTATGAAAAAGCATCAAAAGCATTGTATAATGACGAAAGATTAGTAAAAGATCCAGATTTAATTATCAAAAATCCAGAAGTTGATTTATTAGTTTCTTCTTGGTATATAAAAGATAGAATGAAATCAATGATAGAAAAAACAGGAATAGATCCAGAAAAAGCAACACAAAAAGAAGTTGATAGGTTAATTACAAGCATAATAGCAGGAAGAGAAATAAAGAATAATGAAGTTTCATATCACGGTTCATTACTTGAAAAAGTTTCCACTTTTTCATTAACAAATCCTACACAAAAAATGATAGAGAGAACGAATAATATCAATTATCTTGAACAAGAAAAGAAGAAAGAAATGCAGGTTGTACAAAAAGAAGAAAAACAACCAATAATGGTTTCTTCGAGCAATATTGTAAATAACAATGCGATGAATATACCTCTTTCTCCAAATCCAATTAATAACAATAGAAAATTGTTTGAAAGTAGATATATACCGGCATGAAAAAAAAGAGGGCTAAAAGCCCTCTTTTTTTCATTTTTCGGTCTTCTTTCGTTTTTCAGTCTTCTTCTGCCAATTTTCGGAATCTTGCTAATGCATCATCCTCTTCATCATCATCTTCTTCTACTTTTGGAACAGGCTTTTTCTTTATTTTCTTTTCCAAGATAGGTTTTTCATCTTCTCCTTTTTCCCACGGCACATCATCATCATCTTTCGTTTCTTCTACTGTTCCAACGATTGAAGTTTTATTCCAAACTCTGTCATATTCTTTCTTCAATTCCTCATATGGTTTAAATAGAGAAGGTTTGACAAATTCAACAAGAGGGTATTCAGATTCCCAAATTGCTTTCAATTTTTCTTCATCACCATTTAGCAAAGGAGAAGGAGAATCGAAAGAAGATTTAATATATGTTCTGTATCCACCCTGATTCTTGGAAATTTTCAGACGGAAATCGCTTCCTTCCCAAAAATCAAATATATTCACACTTTTTTCATTAGCAAATTCTGGAAGAAGCTTTTCGTTAATCTTATCAAATATCATTTTATTGAATTTGTATAAGAACACTTTTCCTTCATTTTCTGGCCTGCCCGGATCAGAAATCACATAAATGTTGCTATAATATACTAAATTACGTTTTCGCTCTCTCGCAATATTTTTATTTGCTTCAATGTTTGTGTTCCAAAGAAGATTGTTTTCTTCGCAAACGGGGCATTCTTTTCCAATAGTGGTTGGGCAATTTTCTATATACCAACGATTACCCGGTCCCTTAAAAAAATGTCTCCATAAACGTTGCCAAGGAACATCTTCTCCCTTCGGAGGAGGAAGGAAACGAATGATTGCGGAACCCGTCCCGGTCGCTTTATCATATTCGGGTTCCCAAAATCTAGGATCTGTTTGGAATGATTTTGTTTCTTCTGATTTTTTCTTTACTTCTTCCAGAAATTTTGAAGAATTCTTTTTTAATGATTTAAAATCTGTTATCATATGTCTTTTTTGTATCCTTATTATTCGATATTATGTTATTCTCGTTATCCACCAATTCATTAAATTCGATTATTGGTAGCTTATTCTCATCCTCTTCATAAAATAGATTTAATTGATTTAATTCTAGCACATTTTCACACATGTTGTCAACAAACTTTTTATCAGAAAGCATCGAATAAAGATTTTTTATTTCATTTACATATGACTCAATTCTTTCTCTATATTCAGAATTTTCAATCTTTAAACATTGATTTTCTGTCGTAATTGTGACAATTATATCTTTTAAATCTACATATTTTTTCGCCAAGTCATGATATTTTTCGACAACATAACGGATATAATGCTTCAAAGTCTTTGGATCGTTTGTTTCCTTAATTATCATATGTTGCTACCTAAACAAAATTAAGAATCGAGTCTCATTAACTTTTCTGCTATCACTATTTTATATTTAGACGGATCTTTTTCCACAATTTGAATAACAAAAGGGAGTATTTTTCGAATATCATTAGAATATTTCATCCAAATCACATTACTCTCATGTTTCTTATCCAAGAAATCCATCATACCTGTGAAATAATGGAGAATAGCCATTGATTCTTTTTTAAAATCATTTCCGATAATAGCATCAATTATAATAGGAGTTTTTCCTGGTTCGGCGATAAATTGAGCACGAACCAATTCTTCTTCTGTTTCTATATAACCATATACAGATTCAATGATATTCATTAATCTTTTACAATCCTGTTCAAATATATACAAAAGACTATCTTTTAACTTTTTCCAAGCAAAATAATTTTCATCATTAAATGTTCCAATCCATGCCTTCGGATTTTCTTTCAAATTACCTACAAAATAATCCAATATCGTTTCTTTTGAATATTGAACAGCAAGTTTTTCAAAGAAATACTTATCATTCCTAAGAGAAAAATTATCTTTATCAAAACGAACAACACCCTTATATTTAACATAATCATATTTTGTAGTAAAATGTAATTTTAAAGCCAAATACATTTCATAAACTTGAATCGCTGTCATAACATATGTAACCTCTTCGCTTCATTTTCTAGCTTGCTTTTAAGAGTACCGACGACCAACGGTTTTATATCTTCAAAATCCAATTCTTTCATTTCGCAATATTTAATAATTGCTTCCATGTAAGAAATCTTTTTTTGGAGGACCATTTCTTCTATTAAGAGAGAAAAGTCTACCCTATTAGTTCTAAGTCGTTCAAAAATTGTAGTTTTGTCTTCTATTTTCATAACATTATTATAGCATATTTTCTTCTATTTGTAAAATAAATGATCATCTATTTTTATTGTAAATTTTTGTTTTCTCATCCATTTTGCTTTTGCGTATGTTGCATGAAAATATAAAGACCCATCGGTAAAATCATGATAATTATTATAATTTTTGATCATATCTTTTGCTATTTCATAAGATTCGTTCCAATTTTTGTTTGACGGAATTGTGTTACCTTTTACTTGACAGTACCAATCAAATTGGCATTTATTACCGAGTTTATGGGAAATTACTTCACATAAACTCTTATTAAATTTTAAGGATCTATTAAAAATCACAAAAGCTACCGCTTGTTTTCCTTTTTTCGATTGATTACCTGCTTCAAAGTAAATACCTTTTGCCAAACATAAATTATTTTCTTCACTATATTCATATTTTTTTGGTATTACTGGCATCACCATACAGGCTGTTAAAATTATCAGTCGTATTAGTTTTGTCATCTCTACCCCTTAAATGGAAAAAGGGAAGTCCGAAAACTCCCCTTTTCGGTTTTTCTGTTGCCGGGAATCCAAACCCCGCTTTACCGTTTTTTAGGCGGCAAATGCATAAGCAAAGTTATTGTTTGCTTTTATTTGTTTGCTCTTTTTTACAAGGGTGCTCCTTGAATGCCTCCAGTTACCTCACAAACTCTGTCGAAACCTTTTCACCCCCATATGTTAGTTTGGTGGAGGTGCTGGGAATCGAACCCAGGTCCAAAGTTGCTACTTCCCCTTCAACGGACATTATCTATTATTTAGATTCATTTTTTGCATATCATTCACATACAAAAACAGAACATCAAAAACCATTTGATTTATCCTGTTGAAATAAGGTTCTTTAGGTAATTCCGTTATTTCATATGCTTTTTTACACAATGAATATTCATTTTCAATTATGTCTTTTATTTCCTGTAGGTTAAAATACCCTTTCCTTACATTTTTAAGAAATTCAACATCATAAGTTCTTTTTACGAGAACGGTACCGTATCGTAAAATCTCTGTTGCCATTCTCAACAACCTTATGGTATGATAAGCATACTTTGTATCGTATCCAAATTGATCTACCAATTCCTTTCTCTTCGATCCCATTTTTCCAGTCAATTCACCAGTCATACGCTTATATTGGGAAGTTGCGTATCCTGTAAATGTGTGAAAAACTCTCTGAGAAATGAAATCATTTCTGTAATCATACATTTGTTTTCCATAACGGGGATCAAATGTTATATTTTCAGAGTAAAGTGCAACAAAAACATTTGGATTTGCCTTTAAACAGAGATTTACAAAATTTCTGAATTCATAAGATGTCATATCCGAATCTTCTGTTAGTTTCTGTTTGTTTGATGTTCCTTTTAGACCAAGATAATGGAATGGGTGTTCCAAAAATACATGGATGAAATCTTCATCCGATTCTTCAGTATGAGTTCCATATCCTCTTGAACCAACTAATGATGTAAAAATTATTTTTTCTTCATAATCTTTCATACTTTTATTATATCATAAAAGAAAAGGGGAAGCAAGGATATTTGCTTCCCCTTTTCTTTTTTTCAGACATTTAATTTACATTTTAGACAATTCACGAACCAATTTCAATATTTCTTCCAACATTTTCCTATCCGCTTCCGTAAAAGATCCTGATCCAGGAACAGGAACATCCGAGCGGTTCAAATATACCCCAAAAGGAGTTCTCGAAAATGTTTCTCCAGGATATAATTGGCGTACAGGTGTTCTCATTACGTTTGTAGATGTGGTAATAACTTGTGCTGGTTTCCAATTAGGTTCTTCTCCTGTCAGATCCCATGTACCAGGATAACCAATACCATTTCTATTCTTTTGTTCATACAAAATGCCTGCTACAACTCTTTTTTGTCCAAGTACAATTTCCCACACATTACGTTTATCTGTTTGGCAAACTAATTGCCTTCCAGAAAACGTTCCTCCTACGGAAAATGCATCAGCAACGGTACCACCCATCTCTTTTGCTAATTCTTCCGCCACAACTCTAGTTGTTAAAAAGGTAGGATTAATTGGAGCCGGCGGAATGGGAAATCCAGGAAACGAAACCAAACAATCTGAAGGTTCGACAACATATTTTTCATATCTATATTCCCCTGGTAAATTTAAAGATGCTGCTTCTTCTTTTGTTAAAGTTAAATTGATGAATTGGAGAGTGTTTAGATTTAATGTTGAATAAGTAATTGTGGGAGTTTTTACAGTCAAATCAAACCAAGTCTTAACTGGCTTTTTTGCATCAAATGGAGGAGCTTGTACTCCAAACTCAGCTTCAAATGATGTGCGAGTATAATTTTTAAAAATATAGATTTCAGAAACACTATATGTTGCTTCGTTTGGTTGTGGTTTAAAAATCGGTGCTTGAGCAAATGTTATTCCTACAATTGAAAAAAATAAAATAAAAATATTTTTCATACTTTCTCCTGTGATTTTTTTCTTTTATAATCTGTTACATACCATCCGTTTCCAACAAATTTTAATCCAAATGTTGAAAAGAGAGATTCTAAATCACCATCACATTTTGTTATTTCCGCTTGGTCGTGTTTTCGTTTTATATCTTTACTTTTCTGATATAATTCTATTTTTTTACCACATTTCAAACATCTATATTCATAGATCGGCATAGTTAACCTATCGTATACGAAACCACGATACCACTAACAACTTCAAGATTTACTCTTCCTGGAACAAAATCACATGTAAGCATCATTGGTTTTTCATCCTCAACACTAATTCGAAAGTGTATTTTACGAATTGAAAGAAAATCAATAGCCTCTTGGATTGTCATTCCTATTAATTCATTAAACATATTTTACCTCACTCTTATTGCTAATATTTTATCTAATGCTTCCTGTTTTGTCATTCCACAAATCATTCTTGTATACTGAACGGGTTTAGTATACATAAACAATAATATCCAAAATGCTTTTTTAAATCCTAATTCTTTAAATGGATTTCCAGGAAATTCTTCAACCGTTTCTATAGCAGAAATAACAGATTGTCTGGGAATTAAATCACTATCATCGAACGGAATATCATTATATTCAAAAAAACTTTTTTCATTATTTTCATTCATAGGGAAAATCTCCATACATTTGTTTTAAGATATCTATTTCTTCTTTAGCCTTTTTTGTTGATGACTCTAAAAGAGACAAACAAGTATTACAGTATGATTCCAAAAAAGATTCATAATTTTTTTCAACATTTTTTAAATAATCTTGGTATTCTTCAAATGTCATATTATTTAAATCCAATGTAGATTCAAATTTATTTCTTTCATTCAAAAATTTGATGAATTCTCGTTTCTTCATGATAGCATCTTCTGGAATATTTAAATTAACCATGTGTTCGGCAATAAAATTTTCGATGCCTTCGATGATCGCAAGAATGTTAGAGATTGCTACAATAGGAATTTTTGCTTCATATAAAAAACTCTGAACTACTTCTTCCAAACAAAACAATAGAATTCTAATTTTGTTCAAAATAAAACAACTTTCTTTTACTTTCTGTTGGTCATTCATATAATTATCACCTATATATTATTTATGGGTTTCAAAATCATGTTATGGGTTACAAAATCATGTAGATACTTTAATTCATCGTATCCTATATCTCGTTCTTCACAAAAATTGGAAAGGTAAGAAGAAACGGATAGCAGAATACTACGATGTAAAGCATCAATTCTTGGAAGTATCTTTAATTTGGAAAAATGTTTGATTCCGTTTTCCCATGCTCTCGCCTCACATAAACATGTGAGATTTTCATAATGTTTATCGAGATACTTATTTTCGATCATGTGTCCATGTTCGTGAATTAAAATTGATGAAATATCATGCCAAGAAAGAGATTTTCCTATTTTAATTCTAACTGCTTTTCCATAATATGCTGTTGCATCTATATATGGATAGCTCAGTTCTGATTTACAAAACACAACCTTATAATATTTTTTACATTCTTCCAAAATTTTCTCAAAGGTTTCAAATCCTTCATCATTATTCACACACCTTTTCAATTCGTTCAGAGATAATTCATGATTATTAGATCCCATACATACTCCTAAACATATCACGAACAGTTATTAATTTATCCAAAAAATCGTTTTTCTTCACTTCATAAATGTCCACTTTCAAATTATCCGTCAAGAGTATCATGATTACAATATCATCTATTTTTGTTCCGGTTCTTTCCTCAAATGCTTCAGCATAAAAGGAACCTTGAATAAAGTAGGATTCCAACCATTCTAATTTTTTCTTTCTCCTGTTTGTTTTGAAATCTATAACCGTTGGTTTACCATCATAAACACAAATACAATCCGAACGTCCAGCAATTTTATATTTATCAGACCAAATTGTTTTTTCTTGGCAATAAATTTCTGTAATCTTTGATAGACTAGGAAGAAATGCTCTGAAATCAACCGTCTCCTTAATAGGTTCATTCTTAAGATATTTTTCAACAATTTCATGAAGAGAAGTTCCTCGGCGTGTCGCGGTTGAAGAAATCTTATTTGCCGTTTTCTCTCCGACACGTCTTTTCCAATTACTAATAGTCTCCTCACTCAAAACGGATAATACTGTAGTGATAGAAGGGTATAAGTTTCCTTCAGGAGTAACATATACCCTTATATCGTTTTCGTTTCGTATCGGAATATCCGGGATTTCAATGTTGTGTTGTATTATCATCTAACTATAGTTTATCACACTTTCTTGTTGGATTCAAGCTTATATTTCATTTCGATATAATTTTTCACCAGCTTGCTTCTTACTATGTCTTCGACACCAAATTCTATATACTCAAAATCATCCTTCATCTCAAAAAGGATATCCAAAAATTTTAACAATCCTTCTTTTTCATGATGTTTAATCAAATCCGTTTGCGCGTAATCGCCGCAGAAAAAAAGGCGGCAGTTATTACCGGTCCTTGTAATAATCGTATCAAGTTCTTGGAAATTCATGTTTTGAATTTCATCAACAATAACCAAACAGTTCTCGAAAGTTTTTCCTCGTAAAAAGGATGTGGAAATAAATTCTATATATCCTTTTGTTTTCATTACGTCGAGTGCATCCCCTCGTTCAAACAAATCGGAAAGAATATATTTATAGGCAGCCTCGTATTCCGCCATCTTTTCTTTCGCATCACCGGGTAGGTGTCCCATTTCCCTACTCTGTACACATGACCGTATAATTACAACTTTGTTATATGGATCACATTTGCTCTTTAATAAAGTTCTAAGAGCTAAATAAATGGCAATAAAGGTTTTCCCTGTTCCAGCAACACCATGCATTAGAACATTGAACCCTTCTTCCCAAGATTCAAACACATATTCTTGCCCAGGTGTTTTTGGAACAATATTTCTCAATCTAAATGTAGCATCTATACCATTCATAGTTTTTTTTGTTATTTGTTTTTTTGCCATTCTGGTCCCTTAAAGATAAGTAGATACAACAAAAGGTAAGCCGCATTGATATACGGCTTACCTTTTGGAGGAGTGAATTTGATATGAAACTCACAACCGTATTTAGAAAATCAAATATCTTTAATTGTGGAACCAGGATGTGCTTTTTTAATTTCTTTTAATCTACTCCTAAAATCATCATTTGGTTTTATTCTTCCCATTTTCCATGGGTCACCAAAATTTGCCTTTGTTACAATTTGTTCAATTTCACAATTTCCGTCACCGGCACAACCTTCCGGTTTTTCAGAAAGAGGCTTTTCCATATCTTTCATTGGAAGAAGCCTTTCGTATTCATAACCACATTTCTTACATCTGTAGTTGTATAGTGGCATTTTCGTTTCTCTTATTTTTAAAAATAAGTTATCTCCTAATTTAAAGTAATATAATCGTAATCATTAATATTTTTTAATGATGTATTTGTTTATATCTACTAACCAAAATATTATTCATCCTTTTTCTATACCATAAAAATTTTATCTTTAAACCATTTCGGCATCGAACGTGGTGGATTCCATTTTGCTAAATGTTGCTTACAAAAAATATAATATTTACGATAGGAGGAAAATGGATCACCATCAACATGACAAAATTCTGGCATACAAAGAGGAATTGGTGTAATAGCACCATTCTCTCTCAATGGTGGTGTTGGTAAAGACAATATAGTATCATACGCCTTATGATTACGAGCAATAGGATGATTAAAACGAATTCTCCACTCATTATTTAGCGCCTCCGCATAAGATTTCATCCAGTTCCAATTTTCTATACATTCTCGAACCCACCTTGATGTAGGGTGGTTGATATAAGACGCTTTATATCCGCAATCAATACCATTCACTCGACAAGCTGTACTCATCATCTGAGCACATTCAAGAGGAATTTTTACAATATGAGAATCAACATGATAGGAAGCCGAAATTTCAAAATTTTCATCTAATGGAAAGATATTCATACTCTTATTATACAATATTATTTCTATGTTGTCAACTTTAAACAATTGTGATACTTTGGTCGAATTCTTCCTTATCTCTATATCCACCACTATCCAAATAAACCCACCTTCGGAGAACCAATTCTATAACTTTCTGAAATTCTTCATCATCGACATTTTTTGGCAAATGCGGTGAGAGCAAGATTTTGCCACACCATCATTAGAGAAATGCCTTTCCAATTTACATCCAAAAATCAAACAAAATTTTCTCTTTTCCGGAATATGTGTATTCTTTTTTCATGTCAGTAATCCATGAGGGTGTGATTCTCGTAATCCTGCATGTGTAATTTCGACAAATCTAGCATTTTCTCTCAGTTCAGCAATATTCATTGCTCCACAGTAAGACATACCAGAACGTAATCCATCGCACAAACCGTTAATAATATTCTCTACAGCACCCTTATAAGGAACCAATGCCTCGGTTCCTTCGATGAATGCTACACGCTCATTCCTATCTTTTTTGTCGGCAAAAGACGCCGATCCTCGATATACTTTATAGAGAGAACCATTATTTCCTTTTATAACATTTCCTGGTGCCTCTTTTGTTCCGGCAAGCAAACTACCGAGCATCACGGCATTTGCGCCAGCAGCCAGAGATTTTACAATATCTCCACTTGATTTAATACCTCCATCAGCGATAATACCGCAATTGAAACAATTTCCCGAAAAAATATCCATAACAGAATGTAGTGTTGGTATTCCACATCCGGTCATAATTCTTGTTGTACACAAAGAACCACCACCAATACCAACTTTAAAAGAAATATTATTTTTGATATAAACATCAATTTTTTCTAGAGTTAATCCTTTTTGTTTTAGAACATTTATAACTATAGAAATTATATTCTTATATGCTCGTTCTGTCGCAATATTACCAAAAATTACCGGGAAATTAAATGTTTCCTGCATTTCCATATATCTGGAAACAACATTCAAAACCTTGATATTATCAGCATGAGCCACATCCAAACAAAGAATGTCCGCTCCATACTTGATACCAACCTCTACCTGTTCCTTCCAATTATCTTGGACTCCAAATGAAACACCAATAGCACCAGAATCGGGAACACGATCAATATTTCTATATGGTTCGAGAATACCAATAACTTCTTCTAGTGGAATCGTTCTTGGAATAATAGCCATTCCACCTAAGCGCATCATTTCTGAAACCATATCTTTTCCTGTCACTGAAGACATGTTTGCAGAAATGATTGGAATTTTGAGCTTAATTCCGGAAATGGTAGTTGAAATGTCAATATCATTTCTGGAACCGCAAGTAGAATATTGTGGTTCTAGGAGTACATCATCAAACGAAAGAGCCTTTTTAAAGTACATTATATTCTTTTATCCTCTTTTTCATTAAACGCAAAATAGCATTCTTGTTAAATTTAATGATATCTTTTTCTTCCAAAATAGAAAGAACATAATTTAAGTATTCTGTAGGATTTTCAACAAACATCCAAACGATATTTGTTTGTGTTTCCAACTTTTCTTGAAGAGCAATGGACAACTCTGCTTCAACAATATCTAATATTGTTTTAGCCAACTTATCTTCGGATTTATATTCATCTCCGGAGTTTCCGAAATAATCATCTAGGATATCATCAATACCTTCTGTTTCTAAAAAATTATCACAAACCTTTTTGTTATTTTTCTTAATAATAAATTTTTTCATTATATTATATTTCATCCTTTATCTTTTGTTTCAATTTTTGATCAACGATAGTTCTGTTGCTTCGGCACCATGGACAAGAACCGGAATTCTTACACGAACTATCATATAATCTAGGTCCATAAATCTTTTTCTTTTTATCGGTTTGCTTTCTTCTCCAACTCATATTACTCTCTCACCTTCATTAATTTGAACATTTTTTTTGGTGGGTGTGTTCTCACCCAATGTTCAACATTTTTCACTTTTCCATCATATAGTGCAAAAAATGCTGATTTAAACAAATTATATTTAGGTGTTTGAAGAACAAGAGCAAAATCCTTCCTTGTTTTAAACACCATTTGTGTCAATTCTTCCCACTGTTCGGAAAGATGATATATCAGGTTTTCATACAAACCATGTATATTTTTGAATGATCTTTCCAAATCAGGAAAATATGTCAATATTTCGGATGTTTCTCCTTTTTGTATCAATTCGACTATTTTTTCTTCATTAAGAGTATCTTTTAGGTGATGAAGAATTACATACTTTGGAGATTTTATTTTTAAACGATTATAATACTTATCAACAAGAACAAAACCTTCCTGCTCATTTGGATTTAAGTTTTTGGACATTTCTATGACATCGTTTACCGTTTGTACCGGGAATTCCCGGACAGGATTTAATTCTTGAAATTTTTGCACATCCAAAGAAACACCCGTTTTGTTGTGGCGTACACCTATTAATGTCAATTTTCCTTCATTATCTCCCTGAACGACAACTATTCTGTTATATTTTGATTCCAACTCGAAACAATAAGTATATGATTCATCCAATACTTTCAATACTCCATCATTTTGGTGGGTAAATATTTTCCAAAATAGTTGACTAAATGTAAAGTTTTCGTTACCCATATTTCCACCCGCATCAGGAGATCCCTTTGACGCAACATGCCACTCGTTATCATAGTGATATAGTATCATCAAAGAACCATCAAGTTTTTCTTGAACCTTCATCGAAGAAAAATCAAAATTTTCTGTTTCAAATTCTCCATAATTAAAGAATCTATCAAACGGGCGCGCAACAACTTCATAATTATTTTCTTCATCGAGTATTATACCACGCAATTCACAAACTATTGGATAATTTCTCACCTTTTGAGATTCCAGCCCATAACAAAACTGAAGAAGGTTGGGGTATTTCGTATGGTGCTTCGCAAAAACACCATATTGTTCTTCTAGCTTCGAAAGAGCATCTTCATTTTTTTAAAAGAAATTTTTGTAACTCAAGCATACCAAAGCCATCCAATATTCATTCCTATGGATATGGATTTATGAAGTATGAACATATCCACAGGATTATAAATTATCATATTACTATTATATCACAGTCTACTCTAATTATCAAGGTAAATAGAATTCAGGTAATCATATTTTCCTTGAGGATCTTGAGCACCGGTTTTCCATGGTTTTAGAATTTCAATATGTGTTTTATTATCAGATTCTATCAAAAACGCAGCAGTTCTCATATCAGTATCTATCATATAATTTTCAGAATTATCTGATGATATATAAACAACATCTTTTCGTTGCGTATGTCCAAATAACTGATTAATACCTTCTGTTGGTTTATAATTTTGAACATCGCACCATGTAATGCCTCCATATGGTTGTGTACCACCACGATCATAACCGGCTAATAGAAACATATCCACAAATCCGGTATTCACCTTTCCTTTAATTTTCTCATTGAGTTTTGGAAAAAATTCATATCCACAATCTTGGAACGAAACACCAATCAATTCTTTTGTTATACCTGCATGAGATAGAACATAATCACCAACAACTCTGATAAAATCAAATCTATCTAGATAAGGTGCCAAAATTTTATTTACTCTCTTCGCTTCTGTTGGTTGGAATCCCGCACAACTATATTCGTATGCTGAATTTATATATAGATAACGGATATCATGGTTTCCAACAAGAAAGGTATAATTTTCGTTTTTTTCAATAAGACTTCTGAGCCATTCTGCCGTTTCTGTTGCTGAAAAGATTCTCCTGAAGGAATCAAAATAATCTCCCAAAAAAACAACAGAATCATATTTACCTCGAAGACTGTTTAAAAGGTGGTTTGCTCTCCCAATGGCTTGGTGAATATCAGGAATCACTAGTGTCGTTTTTTTTGTCATTTTCATTAGAAATCCTTTTTTTCAACCACATTAAAATGGGAGCACCCATTGGTATCCACAATTCATTAATTGTGGGCGGTCATCAAACACTACAATTACATTATATCTGTTCCTGATGTGTTTGTCAAACAATTTTGTGTATAGTTCTTTACACTTTTGATTATAATTCGTATCAGAAGAAATGGCAGGTATATTCCCATTAATTCTTTAAACCTCTTTTCCTATATGATGTTACTTCCGTTCCTCCTTCTCTAGACCAGTTTTCGTGGATACCCAATTCGAAAAGGATTTCGTCATGTTCAATAACAGTCGTACCAATTTTTTGTGCTAATTCCCGTGCTTGTGTGGATTTACCAGAACAGGTCAAAATCATAAATAAATCCACTTCTATATTTTTGCATAATTTCTTTAAGATATGCTTCTGCTTCTTCTTTCGGCATATCACCAACATCAATGTAAAATATTCTTCTTTCTGGTGAAAGACGATGTATTGTTATTTTATCTTTAATCGTTCTTGATTGATTTGGTGTTTTGATTGCTTTATGGAGTAGTTTCTTAAAAAAAGTTCATTTGTTATCTATCTTCCTATTAAAATAATATAAAAACAACAAAATATCAATGTTTTCTTATTAATTTCTTTCTGAGAAGTTCTCTATTTGTTTCAGAATCTTCTGGATTATAGATTTTGGCTGAAAGCATCAGTCCAACTTCATCAAAGTGCGGTTTCCATGAGAAAAAATCTTGCGTATGACCGGCTACAGATTTAAAATAATTTTTTGTATTATACCAATAATCATAAGCATGAACCATTTCATGCCCCAGGACTTCTAAAAAAGTAATAAATTGTGGATATTTCTTAGAAAGGTGAAGGCTCCAATATTTTGGTGACTTTTCGTTTTCATATCCCCCAACTTTACAATATCCAAAAGCATCGTCTCCTATATTATATATTTTAACTTCTTTCGGATAATGAACTAAATTGGAAAATATGCTATTATTTAATACACGAAACCAGTATAAAACCTTTTTATGGGTAGCAATATATTCCTTTTTTGAAAATATTACAGACATCACAAAAGTTCCACATTTTTTTCTTTTTTATTTAAATGTCTTTCATAATCATATTCCACAATCAAACCAGGGAAAACTTCATCCAAAATTTCTTTTGTTACATTTGGTAAAATTATACTCTTTGAAAGAACGTTTATATAAAAAATTCCATCTTCAGCCGAGAGCAGTGAAAGAGCGCGAAGCAAAACATTTTTTCTATTAGCTTCTTCTCTTTTCAATTCTGATTCAGTTTTTTGTCTATTGTCATCAATAAACAAATAAAATAAATTGGATTCCCACCACAAACTATCTTCTTCTAATCCATTAGGATTTTCGGATGGCCTATAATTTGGTATTTCTGGTAAATTAATTTTCACAGATTTGTCAAAAATCAATTTAATATAACGTCGAAGATAAGTATTATCCCAATGTTTCAGGAATGAGATGATTTCATCTTTATCCTTCAATGTTTTTAAAACATCAACTACTTCCCTCGGTGAATAATTTTCTTGGTTTAACATTCTTTAAAACTCCGAAATATAATCTTTCAATCTCTTTAATTTTTTAGAAACAAAATAATTAAATATTTTGCTTCTATCGGGTACAAATGGTTTTTTAAATTCCTGATTTATTAAAAATTTTATAGAATCAGGAATCATTTCTAAATCTATCATCAAACGGTTCCGAATATATTTTTTCCCTATTTCCGTATTTTCGTCAAACAAATCTTGAAGAGGTATACCGCTTCCTAACCATTCTTCAATTTTTGTTCTGCGAATTGGTGTTTGCCGCTTATTTTCAACCAAAAATGTATCATCATCAGACATTATATTCGGAACACCATCTCCAGGATCACCGAGAATAATTTTTTCTTGGAGAAACCGAATCGGATCATCCTCCCTTATAAATTTCTTTTGAACAGGAGAAAACTGATAAACGTTTGGATATTTCTGTAATTGTGCAAAATCTTTATCTCCTGAGAGTATAAGTACCTTTTCTCCTAATTCTGAATAATGTTTTGTTAGAAAGAAGATTATATCATCCGCCTCAACATGTGGAATCGAAAAAACACGATATGGCATATTCATTTTAATTTCTTCTTTAACGATTTCTAAAACAGAAAAAAGATTCTTCCAATCAATCGGAGATTCATCACGATCCTTTTTGCGGTTTTTCTTATAATTTGGAAAAATGTGCTTTCTCCAATAATCATAACCATCACAACACAAGATCATTTCTCCATATTCTTGCTTAAATTTCTTATTATACATACGCAAAGAATTTAGGATCATGTGCCGTATAATATTTTCATCCATTTCAAAATTATTGAATGAAGTATACATCATAATATTTGAAACGGCGATTTGTGAAAAATCAACTAAAATTGGCATTAGTATTTTCCTAATTTACCCCATGGGACAGGGTGTTTCCTAAGACACGTTCTACAATAATATATATCACCACCGGAATACATGACACCTCTATGGGTTCGGCGGCACCATCCATACGCAAGTTTTTCTAAATTATATCCAATAATTTTTAAAAGTTTATTCATTTTTTTCCTTCCAATAATCTACAGAGTTTAACAAATTGGAAAGCTTGGTTAATCGCATCCGTAAGAGCATTATGGTTAATATCCCTAACGCCTTCCAATTTCGGTATCAATTCTCGTTGAGCCTTTTTGTAAGATGTCTTTAGAAATGCCATTCTCAAGGTGCGAATATCGACACCTCTGGATCTTGGAAACAACTGGTAATATCTGGAAAAATATTCGCGCATATAAATGTCTAGAAATCCGAAATCAAAGCAAATTGGATCACCAACGAATGAAAATGGTTCAAACTTTGAAAGCCACTCTTCAAATTCACCAAAAACAAATTGGTCAGTTTCACCATACTCTTCGATATAATCCATAAATTCAACAAAGTTTGGTTGCTTAATCCACCATTCGTATGTTTTTTCCTCCCAATTTATCTTTTTATGCTTGATGGTATAATAGAATCCATCAAATTCCATCACTCGCCCATTTATGATTGGCACAGCACCAATCGAAAGGATATTATGTACTCCTGGAACTATTCCTGATGTTTCAATATCGACGGAAATATAATTTTCACTCAATATCATACTTTTTCTCTATTCTTCAATTTTGTACAGTTTTATCTTTCTTGTGCTTCTTCCTAAACTCTCTCACAAACATTAGTTCCTGTTCTTTCCTTATTCTCTGCAACATTTCTTGTTGCTTTTTCGCTTTTTTTATCATTTTGTCATATTTCTTTTTTTCTTTATTAATGTAATTTGAATCCCATAAATATGTAACAGGAAATGATAAAAACCGTTCTTCATCAGGACAACACGAACAGGATCTCTTTCCGATATAACGCACTTCTATAAATAATTCAGAATCTCTTTCATAAAGTTCGAAAGAAACAAAATCATCTTTATTAAATTTTTCTTTGTATATAATCGAAACATTTTGTGCTATTTCAATCACTTCTCGTTTTAATTCTTGTTGTAATCTATAGTAAAATAAAATATCCTTCTTCTCCATCAATCTACCCTCACAATGACTGTGTTTTCATTCAGACGTCCCGTCACTTTCTGTGGTTTGGATTTGATTGTGTCCATCAGCTTACGGAGAGCAACTTTACCGTTGTTCACAACACAAGTCAATACTTGTTCAGGTTTTCTGATCTTTTTGCGAGTTGATTTACTTTCATCAAAATCAAATACTGTAGTTCCGCGAATTACAAAACCTGTGGGTTTCGCTACAAGATGGGTCAGATAGCGATATTGTGTATCGAATAACCAAACACTTTCGGATTTCAAAATTTTATCTGGTGATACTGACACAATCTTGAATTCGGGGATAGAAGCTTTATACTTCATTTTTACCGTCACTTTTGTAGGATCCTTTTCTTTGATTTTCCTGGGCTTGCGAGGTTTGCGAATTTTTTGTTGCTTAGATCCCGAAATATATTCGATACAGGTGTTCACAATGTTTTGGATAAAATCTCGCAACTCTACCAAATCGGTCTTTTTGAAATTGGAATATGCTTCAGAATATTCTTTGTCTCCTGAAAGAGAGAGTCTGATTTCATTCAACATTTTCTCATACTTCTCAAGGATCATGGAAGCATAGGATGGAGCAATTTCTCGCTCAAAGAGAAACTCTTTCATCGAAAAATCTCTTTTCCCTAGGATAAAATTATCAACTTCCGTTTCCAGCAACCCTATCAAGAAGCGCCGGCGAGAATTAACTGCTTCCTGGATACGCTCATATTTGGATAATTCTTCTTTCTTCTTTTCGGAAAGGATTTTCTTTCCGTTTTCATATGCCCGATGGAAAAATTGTTCCATCTTTTCGTCAAGATATTCTTCATACCCTTCAGGAATAACCATACCTTGAAGATACATACGGCAGAGAGATCCGAGTGTATTGAAACAACGATCTTCTGCCGCTTTATATACTTCTAATTTATCCTTTGGAGTTCCGATCTCCTGAAGATACTCAATTGAGTATTTTTTCATCTCTTCGATGGTAAAAGAATTGTTGTACCATGCTAGAGCAGAAACCAGAGAAGAAAGAAAAATGTCATTGGTTAAAGGCCACGAATCCAGATTAGGTTCCTTACCCCAATAATTTGAAATCTTTTCCCTTACAGCCGCATTTTTGGTTCTACGCTTTTCTTTTCGCGTATCAACTTGTAAGCGCATGTGCCGTCCTTTCTTTTACTACTCCTCTAGTGTAGCACACATTTTTCTATATGTCAATATCAAATAGTTTGTTGGGTTTGTTGGATTTGTTGAGCTTGGGACAATCGACTAATATTTTCTTTTATATACCAATCACTTGCAAAAATATTATATACCAATGTCTTATCTTTTTTGAATTCCTTCTTTGTTGTGGAACGAAAAGGGAAAAGAGTGGTTTTTAAAATATCTGGAACCATTTTTTTTACACCATTCGGAAATTCAATCAAAAGACAATCACCCTCAATGAAATCGGTATTATTAAATTTGGATGAGTTTCCGATTCTCAACCCATTCATTAATTCAATAAATTCAACATAATTTTCATAATGTACATTACAGATGTTGAAAAAAATTCCTTCATCTGTTTCAAATTGGATATCTAATGTATTCCTCTTCCTTTTTCCACCTGTCAAAACACCATGAAATTTGCAAAAAATGGGTCCAGAAAAATTTGGATGAACGATATTCTTGTCCTCCAACAACAGCTTCTTACACATCGTTGCCCATACAATAGAAAAAAACAGAAAATAAAATGATAAATTTTCCGGATCGCACATTGATTGAGAATATTCTTTCTCAAAATCGAGTTTAAATAAACTATCCAAAGTGCTTTTTGTTCCAACATTATTGTTTGTGAGTTGGTTCAAAAAATAATTAGCATTTTTAGATCTTACATCTTTGACAAAGGAAAACAATAATTTTTTTTCCTTTTCATTCATAAAATCTGAAATTTTTGGATGAAGAGAAGATGTGAGGTTATTGGATCTTTGAATCATTCGCATTTGTTCACAAAAAGTTTTAATTGTTGATTTTATCGAAAAATCATTGTAATAACTGGAAAGCAATTTTGCTTCTTCAATTGTCAAGAATCCTAGTCCTCTTTTTTCACTCATAGAAATCATGAAGATTTTACAAAAAACGTCTTCATGTGTCATGTTTTGTAATACTGCTTTTAGATAGGGGTCTAAATTTTTTTTATGATCCCGTTTAGTGGATGGATTTTGAATAGGTGTATTTGTTCTCATTTCTGTTTCGCCGTCCCAAAAATAATAAAAAAAAGGAAAACCAATTTAAAAACCAATCATTATGCTCATTTTTTAAGAATACAAATTTATTCCAATTTTTATATCTAATATCATAAAGAGTACAAAGTTCATTTTCTTCCTTTTCAGAAAGATGTCTCTTGGAAAAGAGTTTTGCTACCTTTATCATAATAGAATATTGTAACAAAATGAAACGGTGCCTAACCGTTTCATGAAGGCACACAAAACGCCAAAATAATTTCGCAAACAGTCTTTTCAAAAATCTCATACCACACACCTTTTCGAAAATCTTTCAAATCTTACATTACAACTAATACATACTAGCACATATCACACTAGTTGTCAATATATAACAATACAATCACTCATCCATTTCTGTTTGCTTTTGTAATACACTTTCCAATTTTGATGCATTTAGTTCCAATGATTTCTTTACTGAATGAGGAATGCGTTTTAGAGATGGATGTTTAGCTAACCCTGTCCAAAAACCATTGGAATATAACCATCTTTCTCTTTCTTTTTCTGTCATTAATTTCCAAATTTCTTCAATCTTCAAATTTTTTTCTCCTATGTTATTGATTCTAAAAACATTTCACATAAAAAAATAAAATAAATAGCAAAATTTATTTAGAGACGATGGAAAACTACGGGAAAGAAAGAAAAGATCAATCCTTTTTATTTTTGAATTTTTTGAGGTTTTTTCTATTTATTTTTCAATAATTTACAAAAGCGAAAAAAGGAAATTAAAATAATTTTTTTCTTTTTCTTGACAAATGACTTGACAAATGTTATTATGAGAGTGTAGCCGTTTCAGATAAGTAATTATATTTAATTCCTTCCAGTCCTTGGAGAAGAATGAAATATGAATCCACGATATCGGTGAGAGGACTATTTAATTTTTTTTCTCCAAGAATCCTATCATAAAGGTCATCACGATTGGTTCTCTTTTTAAATGCTTCCCACATTTGTTCTTTATTCGCATTTCCTTTACCGAAAGCAAATTTCTTCACAATTGTAGGAGCGCTAATTGTGTAATGAATTTTATTTTGGAAAAGACTAGCTTTTAATAATCCAGTATTTTCTCCAATATTAAAAACCTTTCCTTTCGATCCCATGGAATATCCTTCAAGGAATACATTTTTTACTCTATGGTGTTTAAGAAACTGAATTGTTAGATTTGTAATATTTAAAAATCTTTCTATTTCCGACAAATAATTTGGATGGGAAATATATTCAATATTTTGTATTTTTTCTTTCTCTTTCGGCTCTTTATCGGAAATGATAAGAAATGAGCATTCTTCGAAAGAAGGGGAAAAAGAAATGCCGGAATAAACACAAATAGCAGGGCTTGTGATGCTATAGTCTATTCCGGCGCATACTGGCAATTGTTTCGATTTCACATAAATATTTATTCTTCATCTCCATCATCAAATTCATCTTCTTCGCTAGGGTCTAATAACTCTTCTTCAAGAGATTCATCACCACAAAATGGACAAAAAACAACTTCTTGGTCTTCTGCGATATCCTTGTCATAAGACACTTCACATGATACACCACAATTTTCACAAAAAATGTGAATGATTGATTGTTCCAAAATATTTCTCCTAAATCAATTTTTCTCATAACCATGATCATAGTTATTTATAATTTTTTCATTTTATTGGGCACACACCGGACTCACAATTAAGATCCTCAATATTTCCGGATCCAATATCAAAAGTTTTGGTGGGTGTTTTCAATCTTGATAACATAAGATTATATCTTTGTTCATCTATTTCTTCATATGGTGCTTGTCTGAATCCGTGATCGGAATGAAGGAGAAAGGAAACAGATTTGATCGAATTTTCATAATTATCCTTCATCCATTTTTGGATATCTTTTAATTCTTCTTTTTTATAATAGACTGTTACAGAAACAGCATTATCAGACCAAACAGTTTGAATTTTCTTTACCAATTCTAATTGTTCCACAGCTTTCATATTTTTCGAGAGAATTGTGTTTTCACTATATTCACAAGGAAATTCAATAATAACTGTATTTCTATCTTCAGTACCATCAAAATTTTTCAGATATTCTATATGATAATTCATTTCTCTCAAAAATGATACGAGAGGATCTGAAGAAGACATCCGTATTCTACGAATAAAATATCTAGCGTATCCCGGATGAACACCTGGTGTTGAGCCAGCAAGAATGGAGATTGTTCCACTAGGTTTCACTGTTGTTAATTTAATTGATTCAGGTAATTTGTTTTCCTTTGAAAATTGTTTATCATATTTTCTCAATTCTTTATATACATCATCGAGCCATTCAATTTTTTCTAACGATTGGCATATACCAGAAATTCCTAAACCTATTCTCATGTTTTTATGTACGATATCATTTGTTTCTTTGTGGATAAAAGGTAATTTACAAATTGCCTTTTGTGTTTTATAGATCAATTTTGCTGCTTCAATTAATTCCTCTTTTGATTCAATATTATTTAAGAAAATTTCTGATAAATTACAACATTCATGGTCTGCGAGAGTAATTTCCCCACAAGGATTTAATACGATACAATTATCTTTTCTTTCTTCTCCAAGACGACCATATTTTTGAGAGAGAGGGAGATTAAAAAATCCATAAGGTTCTCCGTTTCCTTTATAACCATCCCAAACAGAATCAGAAATTTGGTCATATGAATCAGCACCAATCGTATTGTTACTCATTGCTCTCCAGTTTGGAATGTTTCCTGTATCCCATCGCTTTGCTCTTAGGAAAAGAAAATCATCAGGATCACCAACAGCAATTTCCGCCGAACGTCGAACATTACCAGCAACTACAATTGATCCAATAATATTACAAATATCTAAAACATCAATGGAACGTAATTTCTTCCCTTCTCTTGATTTTATCACATTACATATTTTTTCTATTCCATCAACAAGAATACCTGGTCCAGAAGCGGTACCACCAAATCCTTTTATCTTTTCTCCATATCCTCGAATAAGAATCGTAGAATAAGTAAATGATTCTCCGTTATAGAAGAAGGCATCAAGAGTATGTTTTAACAATCTCACCCAACCCTCTCGTGAATCTGGTACAATAAAATCGGCATCTTTTGTGGGTAAATGTGTGATAACAACATCTTTTTTAATTTTAGGCAATTCATGTACATCTTCTCGTTTAACAGAGAATCCTACACCACCGCCTAACATTAAGTTTTCGAATAAGAAACAAAAATCACTAGTATCTTTCATCGCTAATCCCCAACAATTGAGTAGAGAATTTGCTCCAAATCTATCAACTGTCGAAGTTCCTAGTTGCCATAGCATTCTACCGGCATAAAGGCATTTGAGATTAAACATTAAATCAAATAATCTCTCTGCTTCCTCTTTCGTGTAATTCGCACCAATTTTTTGAGCACCTTCAATACATCTTTGTAATGTATCTACCCACTCTTCTGTTTTACCATTTTCCAATTCTCTCGCATACGTTCGCTTATAAACTATGTAACCGATATTTCCGAATCCCCATTTTGGATTTCTTTTTCTATAACTCTCCAAAAAACTAGGAGAAAATTTAACAAATGATTCTGTCATCTATTTACCTTCCAGGAAAAAAATTATTTTTAAATTCTGCTATTTCTCGCTGAGTCATTCCACTTTCTTTCATATCTTTTTCGCTTATTGGGCAAGTTTCATAATTTTCGAATAATTTTCGAATAAAACCAAATTCTGTCCTACTTATTGTAAAAGAAAAAAACATATATTCTTCAAATGCTTCTAGAGTAATCGGTACATATGGTTTTATTAATTCATACATCGCATCCGCAAATGCTCGAATTTCATATTGAGCATGTGAATCTTTTCTTAGTGAAAAGTAATGTAATAGATTTTTGAGATCAATTTTCCAATAGCATTCTGTATAATTTGAAACAGGAAGAACGATTCTTGCTAATTCGCGCGATATTCCGTTTTGGAGAAATGTTTCATATGTTTCAAAACATGCTTCATATTGGTTAATCAATGAGTTTTGGCAAGCAATATTATTATCTCTCGAAATAGGTTCTTCGGAACCCTGCTTATTTGAGTTGGATTGTGTTTTGAAATTTTCAGGAACATAAAACTCATTTGACATTTCACTATAACGACCAGAATATTCATTTACATTCGCGGTCCTATGGCGAATGTGTTGTCTCATTACAAAAATTGGTAGTTTAATATGAAATTTAAATTCCACCATTTCGAATGGTGATGTGTGCCTATGTCGCATCAAATACCGTATTAATGCCCGGTCTTCAGAAACCGTTTTTGTTCCTTTTCCGTATGATACTCTTGCTGCTTGAACGATTGATGAATCATCACCCATCACAGAAACTAATCCAACAAATCCTTTATCTAATACTGGGATATAGTTTTTATTTCCTATTACATCTTCTTGTTTTGTCATTTATACCCATTTCTCCATTTTTGTAATTGTAATTTTGCTTTTAATCCACTAAAGGTATTTTTTTGTATGAGTTCTATTATTTTCTTTTGTGTGAATCCTTTTTGAATTAGATCATTGATATCTTTTCCTTCTATTGCTATTGGCCAGATAAAAATAGAATATCCTCTATCAACGGTTTCCAGCATTTTTGAAAAAATTTGATTGTTTGATCTTTCGTTATCATAAATGAATATCGTTTCTTTCGGTACATCAATTGAAAGCAAATCTGATCCAGCGGCAGCAAGACAATTCGGAAGGAAAAAAGAATCGAAGGGTCCTTCTACTACATATATTTGTTTGGTAAAATCTATTCTATCAATACCAAATATTTTTTTAGCATTATCATCAATCTTTATTGTGATGTATTTAAATTTTGATTTTCCAGAAAGACTTCTTCCTGTAAATGCTACCAATTTTTTATCCTTGTCGTAAAAAGGAATTATAATTCTCTCGTCAGGTTTCAGCCTGTGTGTATATTTAGAAGGTAGGATAGTTTCCACAAACTCGGAAAAATTTTCTGTAAAAAGTAACATTTTATGGAATTTTTTTGGAATCCTGCGATTAAGAATGTATTCTTTAGCATAATGATTGTCCGGTAGTTTATCGAGTGTGATGGCGGAAAGATTATTTTTATTTGGTTTTTCTTTTTTGGTTGGTATTATAATTAATTTATTTGTTTTTTTCACTGTATCCTTGAAATCATCGCCCGGATTTGGTTTTTCATAATTTGAATGACCGTTTTCGCCTTTATTAAATCTTTCCAAAACATACTTTCTATATAGACTTTGATTATGTTCTTTTAGAAAGTTTCCTAAAGTGGTGCTTACATTACAATTGTGGCATTTGAAATTAAATCTATTTTGGATTTGATAAAAATAACCGCGGGCTTTAGTTTTATTGCGTTTCGAATCACCACAAAATGGACACCTAAAATTATATAGTTTTGGTGTTTTTCTTTTAAATTTTTCTAATTGAGCGGATACGAGTTGTATGTATTTTTGTTCGATAAAAAGACTCATACCTTTATTATAACACAAACAATAATAATAGTCAATTAAGGTAAGTCTATTTAAGGTAGGTCCATTTTTGTTATTTCACCGAAGCGTAATGTTTCTGCTTCCTTTTGTTTTTGATTGGATATTAAAATCGCCAAATTTTGTGACATTTTATTCTGTGAATACAATATGGTTTCGAATCTGTCATCAAATTTTTCTATTTTTTCAGCCAACTCTTCAAACTTTCCTTCATGAAGAAATTTTAATTCTGTTATCTTTTCGATTACATTTTTATGCTGTTCATTATAAATGTCAGTTTTTACATACTTATCATTTACTGTTTTAATAATCTTTTCTTCCAAATCATAATATTGTTTATCCACAATACTTTTGAATTCAATTATTTTTGAGCGAACAAAAAAGGTTATACCTAATATTAATATATTAAAAAAAATGTGCATCAAATTTATCAATGAAATTGATACAGATGTCTCGGCTAATTCTGGGAGCATTTTTTTCCTTCTTTATCGTATTATTTTCTATAAAAGGACATTACACCTGTACTTTTATCAGAAATTATAATTGGTTTTTTTGTTTGTTTTCCATATGTTATAAGTTCATTATTACAATCATTTAATTCTTTTCTCCACCTACTATATTTTCTTCTCCCAAAACGGCGTTGGAAAAAAGTATCTGAATCAACATCAAATACCCTATATCCCATAAATTTTTTTTCTTCTCCCAATTTATCAGAAGAGAATGATTTCCTTTTTAGCGGTTTTTTTCTTCTTACAAACCCTATCAGAGGAGAATATCCAGCGATTTCTCCAGACCCGACATTGTTTGTAGGAGATATGGCACCAACACCCATCTCTTCTCTAAATTGCTTGAATGATTTCATAATTTCTGTAATCTATTTAATATTTCTTTATCCAAAATTATATTGTATGTATTTATGTCTTTTCCATTTATCCCATTTACTTTTTCTGGTAATCTATCTAAAAAGTAAAGAAATGAACACAAATATGGTATGATAGATTCATCCAATTTAAAAAATAAAATACGGACAGCGGCTTCATTAGGAAAGACATTAAAGAATATGATTAGGTGATTGAGTATCAGTCTTTCTTTTAATACTTTTTTATTTTTATATCTCAATAATAATCTTTTTAGATATTTAATCTTATTAACATCATCCCAAAATTCTTGTATATTACAACACCTTTCGTTTTCATATGCTTTCATGATATATAAATCTATGTTTTCAGATGTCAAATTTTCAAAATTCATATTTGTTTTGGTTTGTAAAACACTCTAATTATCTCATTTTATTTGGATTTTGCATTTTATCTTTATCACCTAAGAGCAATTTTCTTCCTGTTTCTCGTGATTCTGGAATATTTGGTTTACGCAAAGGAATGATCTTTGATTCTTTTTCTTTATTACCAACTTTAAATTTTGTCTGATTAAAAGCAACATTTCCCACTGGTTTTCCTAATTTACTATATACCCAATTTTTTCTCATATCAAAATCCACTTGCTTCTTTGTTTCTTTTAACCCTAATCTTTGTCTTTCTGCTTTGGCTGCCGCGTCACCGGCCGCAATTCTTTGTCTATATTTCTTCATCAAATCTCGAAAGCGGCCACGGATACCACCAACGATACCCTTCCTTTTAATAACATTTCTTACAACATCTTCATCATCTGAATACATATTTTTTCCCTCATTAACAGAATTGATTCCGGAAGATAGAGTTTCTTTTTTCAAATCACCTCTTACAATTTCTGCATCCAAATTCCAAACACCCTTAAATTTACTCCAATGAACGGCAAGAAGGAGACCACCTGGAATTTTTTCCGAAATACCATCAGTTTTTTTCACTTCCCCATCAGCATACATCCCCATCGGACCACCGTATTGTGTCAATTTGAAATAAATTGGTGATATTTTTGCTGTACCAAAATCTTCACTACCGGAACCGGGAAAAATTGAATAAACATCAGTTATTCCATATCTATCTGTATCCCATTTAAAATGAAGTCCGGCAAATGCTAATTTATTTTGAATACGAATCAAAAATGTAAATGGATTTATATATTGGCGAGGAACACCTTGATTCAAGTAAGCATTTAATTTCGAAATTACATCCTGATCTTGAATATTTGCTACAGATTTATCAACATCATCAGCAGACCAAAATCCGGTTGAAAGGGGGGAAGCATTAATTTTATACTCCATTAATACAGATTCATTTAATTGTCTTTTATTTTTTCTCATTATGGTTTCCTCTATTAGGCGTTAATCGTTACCGTTGTATTAATTGGGCGTCTAAATTTCAATGGTGTTGCTACAGAATTTCCTACCGCATCACGAATTATATTTCCATTCAAATTAATTTCATTATCAATCCAAAATTGTTGACCAGGAATTAATGCAAAATCTGTTGCTTGAATTGTATAACGGAATACTAATGTATTTGTACTTGATCCAGATGTATAAACAGCATTTCTATAATTTTCACCAATACCAATTTTGATGAATGGAGAATCACCTATTGAAATTGATACTTGTGAACTGAATACTACTTCGAAATCTAAGTTATCTCCTGTTTCATAAGAAGGTCCACCCAAACGGTTAAACGATACGATATATGGTCTAATCCCGTCTACTGTTTGTGTCGAGGAAGGAGCAGAATGTGTGATAACAGCATTTACCAATGAACTATTTTTTATTGTTCCACCGGTAAGTGATAATGCGTTTGCTCCAACAGCGGTCGCACCATTATCACCTTCAACGACAATATAACGGAAAACAAGAGTTCCTGTACCGGAACCAGAATAATAAGAAGCTAATTTAGTATCAGTACCAATTGTAAACACCATTGTAGGTGTTCCTGATACGGTTACCAATTGATTGAAATTTACTGAAATTAAAATTGGATCACCGATCTTCTTTGTTCCTGATAACGCTGTAACTGAAGAAATTGTAGGTGCCGTAGCAGGTGCTCCATTTATGGTTATTGTTGTTGTTGTTGGAGGAGTAAATGTTCCTGTATACTCGTTTCCGGCTAAATCTTTAATGAAAGATGGGTCTTCCCAAACGATTGAAGTAAAATCACCAGCTTCACAAATATCACCGGATCCAACAACATATGTAAAATAAATCGTTCTAAGCGGGGAGTTTACATCAACACCTGCATATTGAGCAACACGAGTTTCATTTACATCAATTTCAAAGGAGATAGTACTTGATGCGGCAGTACTGAAATCCATATCTTCATTGAATGTTGCTTTAAATGTGATAGGTGCGCCTGTAGCAAAATTCGGTCCACCAAGTAATGTCACAGTCGGATTTGCTAAAGCATTATCTACTTCCGGATATGATTCAAAAGATCCTAAGCACTCTAATACAGCATCTTCAATATCCAAACTCGAATTTCTTGTTTTTAATGCTACTGTTGCGGCGGCACCGGATCCAGGAACAGAAACAGTTACCACAGGTGCAGTCGTATATCCAGAACCACCGTTTGTTACTGTATATCGAATAACTGATCCTTGATTTACAATAGCGGTTGCAGCAGCATTTGATCCACCACCACCGGAAAACGATACAGCAGGAGCACCCAAATAACCGCTTCCTTGTGTCAATACTTCTACTGCAACAACAGCACCACCAGAAATGATGGCTCTTGCTGTAGCACCTGAACCGGATTTTGAAAACACAACGGTTGGTGCGGAAGTATATCCTTTTCCTCTATCAATCCATTCATATGATGCGATTGAACCAGCAGAAACAAGGGCTTTTGCTTTCGCTTCTCTCTCAGGTGTACCACCACCAGTGAAAGAAACAAGAAGTGGTGCTGTATAACCAGATCCAGAATTTGTTGTAGTAAATTCACCTAGTGCACCAAATTGAACATCTTTAATTGTACCGGAATTCAAATCAATAGCAGTAGTATTTGAAAAATCTATAATATCTGTATCACCAGAAACAATGATATAGGAAAACAATAATCTATTTGTTCCTGATCCGGAAACATAAGAAAGATTACGATTATTTACACCAATAGTTACAGGAATTCTAGGAGTTCCTGTAACAACGACAGCTTCATTGAAGAAAACATAAACCGATAAAGTATCACCGGTTTTATAGAGAGTTTTTGTTGGATTTAATAATTCAAATTTGATCGGATTTGCTTCTTCTGATAAATATGCTAAATTACGGATAGGAACAAGCAATTCACCCGTTTCTACATCCACCCAACCCTCATCGGTTGCTTTTACATTTTCCATCCAAGTTGGTGGAATTTCGTTTGTCCAGTATGCCATAAGATTAAATTAATCTCCTATTTGAATTCGGTAATAGTATTTATTAAATTTTGAATTTTGTTAGACTCTTTTTTTAAGAAACGGATTGATAATGATTTTTTCTTTCTTTTTCGTTAGCCTTTTTTTTTCATTTACTCCATCCTCATCACCTTCGTCATTATCCTTGTCATTATCTTTGTCATTATCCTCTTCTTCATCATCATCTTCTTCATTCTTTTTCTTCTTAATAATGAAGCGCTTTTCTTCCGAATCATCTTCTTTCTTTTTCTTTTTCAAAAACTTTTTTTCTGTCAATCTAAGATAATCTTTTTGTGGTTTATCAGAATAGATTGCTTCCTCAAGACCTTCAAACTCTTCTTGGATGTCTTTGTTTCTTGCGATTGTATTCTTATATCGTGACATTAATCGTCTCATACGTTCAAAGCGAGGATGTCTTTCGTCAATATTATGAATCTGAAAATATCTTTTCAGTTTTTGGATTTTAGCAAGCAACCGTTGTGTTCTAAGAATATTGTTTACTGACATAAACGTTTTACCTTCTATTATTTAGATATTATTTTTAACAAATCTGAAGGGAAATAACCATAAGTAATTTCACCTTTTTCTGAAAGGTGCTCATATTGAACAGGAACACCTTTTTTTATTTCCGGTGTTGGGAAAATCAACACAGTACATTTATCTTTTTTCATTATTAGATTATTATTTTTATCTGTTCCAAAGTGTTTCCAGCCTTTTTTGATTAAAAGTTGTTTCAATCTACCAGAAAAACTAATAATGGTTTCTTCTTTGAGATTCTTTTTTAACCAATTGTCATCAAAAGGTGATACTTTTTCACCATGAAAAGTTAAACCAAATTTTGGAACAGGTAATTTATCAATACTTTTTCTTTTGTTCCATTTATATGCAATTGTCGTATGTTGTTTAAATTCTGGATATTTAAATTCTGCACCGGCTTTTTTGGCTCTTTCATATTGTTTCTCTAAGTGTTTGTTTTTAAAGGTCAAAGCGAGCACGTCTTTATTGGGCCCCAACAATTCCCATTTATAAGTTTTCGGATCAATATTCACTTTTCGTTTCGTCGGTTTATATTTTATTTCATTCTTTGTGGAAAGGACCGTGGTATGCATCTTATCCTTTGGGGTATAATTTTTAATTTTATACTTTTTAGCAAATTTTTCCAATTCTTCAGCAGATTTAGGATGCATTCCTAAAGAAGAGTATAATCCCGCTTCAGATACAACATAATTCTTGTCTAAATCCCAATTGATTCTTTTCCTTTTTAAAACTGGTGTAGTATTAGAATAAAGACCAATGTTGGCACTTTCAGGAGAATACCATTTTCTTCCTTCCTTTTCGCGTATTTTAATTTTTCCGCTTTCACCCATCATTTTTTTAATCGCTTGTGCTTCTCCTTTAATATTATAAAGATGGGCACCATCTAATCGAATACCCTCTTTTAATTTAATGGCATTAAAAATGGATTTATCATTCAATTTTCCTGTTTTTTGTACTATTCCGTGACTCATTTTGTGCCACTCATTTCCACCATAATCAATGAGAAAAGTATCTTTTTTATTATTCCTCCACGTTTCATGTTCCTTTTCTTCATCATTTTTTGGATCTTCCTTTTTAAAACCAAGCGAAGAAAGATATATTTTTATAAATCTTTGTTTCATAATGATTATTTATATATTTTAGGATATTAGTTCTTTATTGATCATACGATTACGGATCAATTTCATCAAATCGACGGCATCTTCTATCGACAATTTTCCTAAGCAATTATAAAATCCAACAAAATCACCATCTAATGCTAATTTCCTTGCTTTCGAAGCACTCATTGATATTGTAGGATCATCATTATCAGGATCACGATTACCTGAAGATACGAAATGAATCTTTTCAAATTCATACAGTTTTCCTTGTTGTTTGTTGACAGAATCCTTGAATTGTGTGATTCTATCTTGCCCGACAACAAAAAAAACTTCTTTATATCCTTCCTTATAAACTTTTTCGAGCATATCAAAGGGTGTTTTCACTTTCGTATCTTCATTAAATATCATTTTTGGAAACATCTTTTTCAAAAGAGCTATTTTTTCTTTGAAAAAAAGAGGATTTTTATATATATCTTGCGTTTGAGAAACAAAAACCCTGTGGTCTTTCCCATAAGAATTTGAGAGCATGACATCAAATAATTTTTTATGCCCAATGGTAGGAGGATTAAATCTTCCAAATGTTAAAATGATTCCTTTTTTATTCATAAGGTTCTTACTTTGTCGAAATCATATAGTTTATTAACCCTTGTGACGCCCTAATATCACTATATGCAGATTTTCCGCCTTCAAACACAACTTTTGTTTTTCCCGGAACAGTTACACGCATTTCTACCTCTCCCCTTCTCCATTTTGTTAAATTCAAATTAATTTGGAAAAAATTTTTTGAGTTGAGAAGAGATGTAATGATCGAAAGAACTTTTGGATCATCATTCAATTCTTTCGCTATCCGTTTGGTGAAAAACAAGGTTAAATAAGCATAATTATATTCTTTTGTTAGATATTTTTTTGCTGCTTCAGATTTATCTATCATTCTTATCTTTTTTACAACTAGTTCTAGTTCAGGACTCTTTTCTATTGGAATACCTTTTAAAGCATCAATATATGGTTTATAAGAGTCATGAATTATTCTCTTTGGAATTTTTAATATATGGCGAATTCCATATTCATAAACAATACGTTTTGCACTTTTCTCCAATCCTGTTTCCATTGATTTCGCTATATCAACAAGTTTTCTCAAAATAGTTGAATTGATTCTTTTTTTATTCATCATGTAAGGAAGAAGATTTGAAAAAAAGGATGCCTTTGAACCAACACCTGATTTTGAGGAAATAGGATAAGATATATCCTGCGAAATAAGGATCGAATCTATTTCATTGAATGAAGAAGATGTCGGTATCAAAACTTTTTCAATGTTTTTAAAAACCGATTTTTTTCCGACAAAAACGTAAGAATGTGTGTTTGGAAAAAATGCATATATACCAGGAAGTAATTCACCAAGATGTTTTGCTAATTCATTTTTTTCGGAAACAGAAACATCACCTATCCAATTAAAAGCATTTACTCTTTTCTTATTTTCGATATTAAAAAACAAATTTTCTATTGAAGAAAAAACCGGACCACTGACATTTTGTTTGTTTAATAGATATTCTTTTATACTATTCAAAAGTGTTTTTGGATTAGAAAATTCATAAAACGTTTCTTCCGACCCACCATAATTGTATGATACCATTTTTCCAAGTTTTACCATATCAACAACTCTCAATCCTATAGATTCGGAAGAACCTACGCCTTCAGGAGAAACGGATATGATGTAATTTTTATTATTAAGTTTGAAAAATAAAGATAATGGTGCCGAAGATTTCAGACGTTTTGTTTTTATTTGAAAATTGAAGATTTTAAAAACCAAAGAAAGGTTTTGGTGTATTTTTTTAATCAACCTTTCTCTCTCAATGGAAGAAAGGATAGGAACCATTACTTTTATTGTTTTGTTTGTTTCCGTTTCGATAATTTTGATATTATTGGAATACAACGAAAGTATTTTCTTTATCTGTTCTTCATTCATCAATTGTATTTATAGGAAAAAAGAAGGGAAAACAAAATTCTTTGTTTGTAGTAGGATCCTTTATTAAAAATTTTTCAAAAGATTGGCATACTATTTTCTCATTGCGCGTTATTGTAAATAAAGCATCTTCCTGTTTTTCATACACCATTTCTTCTATTGGTGTATTATGATCTCTTTTGAACAAATAACATGCGGATTCCTTTTTAAAATCGTATGTTAACGGAGAAAAATCTCTATCATATACAACTTTTTCACCTATAAATGTTGTACACATATTCTTATAAGGTAGAAATATTAATGAATTAATCCCTTTAATAAAGATAACACACGATAAATCCCACCTTTTTGGATTATCCTTATGTACATAAATTGGTTTTGAGTATATATCATATATGAAATTATATTGATTATGGACATTATTATCTTTCAGCAAATCCCATAACACATTTATAAATTTGCTTTTTGTTTCCGAATTTTTAAATTTTGTTTTAAGCCAATATGGCTCAAAACAAAAATAATCGGTTCCATTTATTATCTTTAATTCCGTTAAAAACAAATCAAAAGCATTGAAAAAAACAGAACGAATATGATCTATGTCTCCTGTTTCTAAATCTATTCTCTTTCTTATTTCCGAAACATGGAGAAATTTTAAAATTAAATGAAAAATATTTGGAATACAAGCATCCAATGCTTTTGAATGTATGTTTAAAAGACAAAACATGATATCGGAATATTTTTTTCTTTTGATGTTTGGGGAAAGCTTAGGAAAATAGTCAAAATAGAAATTAAGATCATAATTTAAAATCTGCATATTTTTCTTTCCCGCTTTTTACTACATTCTTATTATTAGAAGGTTCTTTGTTTACAGTTTTCTGCATGTTCGGTAATACTATTTGTGGTAGTGTTGCTCCACCTAAATTTGGAGAAGAATTACCATTTAATTCATACAATCTTTGTCGTGTTCTATCGACTCCTACATTAAATTTTTTATGTTTTGTCGAATCACCAAAACGATTTTTAATCTGCTTCATCATATATTGATTTAATGTTTCGAGTTGATCATTATTGATGATAGCAAGCATAAAGTCCGCCGTTTGTGGAAGACCAAATGATTCCGCTGTATCTGTCATATCCGGATCTGTATCACCAAAACCAGAACGATTAAATTGTGTTGCTGTAAGAATTCGAGTGTTGTAGGAACCAGCTAAACCTCTCAATTCTTCAGCAATCATTTTGATATAATAGTAAGATGAACCTTCAGCATTTTTAACCCTGGATGAGGAACATATATTCAGGTAATCAATTATAATAATATCCGGTTTAAAATTTTTCTTTATTTTCAATTCCTCAAGTAGGTGCCGAAATGTATCCGCATTTGCTGTAGATGTTGGATATTCTTTAACAATCAATTTACCAAGAAAATTATTTTTCATTTTGTGTACTTTTGATTTGTAAGAATTTTCTGGTAAATCCACAATCTCATCAATATGCACATCCAACAAGTTTGCATCAATTCGTTTCAGTACTTCTTGTTCTGAAATTTCGAGCGTAATATAGAGGACATTTAATCCCGATTTAGAAAAATGTCCGGCAAATGAACAAAGACATAATGTTTTACCTACATTAACACCACCGATTAAAACGGAAAGTGTTTTGTTAGGAATACCACCATTTGTTATTTTATCTAAATCAGAAATCCCCCAGGAAATACGAGATAATGGTTGGTGATATAAATTAAATCTTTCTTCTCCTTGTTCCACATAATCGTGTCCAACGCTAGAATCAAATGAAACGGCAAGGGCGTTTGTGAGCAATTCTGGAATTGCTCCTTTTCCTTTTTTATTTTTTCGTTTCACCTTCGCATCAGAAAGAATTTCCATAGATTCAGCAATTGCATTATAAATTGCTTGATGTTGACACCATTTTTCTGTATGCTCTAAAAGCCAACTATCCGAAACATTTGGATTTATTGTATATAATTCCTTGATTAATCCAAGTGTTTCTTCTAATCTTTCTGAATTTTCACTAATACGTTGATTATTATTTGCGTCAATGAAAAGAGATTGTTCCGAAGGAAGGGAAGAATGTTTACTAAAATGTTCTGAAATCAATTCATAAACATTCTTCTCTTTCTCTTCTTCAAAATAATTTGGATCAATAAAAGGTTTTACTTTTCTTAAAAAATCCTCGTTCTTAATTAGATTGTGAAGAATTATTTTCGTTAGAGTCATTTTCGTTTATTTCTCTTACCGCATCTTCGAGAATCGAAAGGAATATAGATTTCCCATATTCCTGGAATGCTTCTTCTTCTTCCTTTGATTCAAATTCCTTATTGTGAATTATAATTTCAAAGTGGGCATACATGTTCCCATCTTTTTCATCCCTTTCTATTCGTACGTTGATAAAAGAAAATTCTATTCCTTCATATTCACCTTCTGTAATCAGAATTGTGGTCAGATTATCTGGATTTCTCAAAAACAATTTATATGGTCTATTCATCATTTTCTCCCTCATTTACCACTATATCAGAAATAACACATTCATCTTCTTCATTACCACCATATCTAAAATGCTTTCCAACTTTATCGTCAATTATATCTAACATTTCTTCTGTAAAATATTTTTCTGGATTCTCTTCGATGGTTTTCCTAAAAGCACTCTCCCCGTTAGGAAATTCATATTTCTTTCCATTTTGTTTAACCACACCATATTCGATACATAAATCTAAGAGTCCAAAATATCTGTCAAGTCCTTTCGTATAGGAAATTTTTGTTTGGACAGACATATTCTCTTTTGTCAATCTTCCTTTTTCAATCTTTACAGTAATGATTGATCCAATTACAGATTTAGTAGATTCATCTTTGTCCTTCTTCTTCGACAAAGATAGAATTGTAGATGCTGTATAGATTGGACCTTTTCCACCACCTTGTGCTTTCGTGGGAACATAAGAACCAATCACTTCATAAACATGATTTGTTACAAACATAGGAATTTTTGCTCTACCTAATCTCTGGCACATTGTTCTAAAAAATCTCTTTACTTCTGGTGCTCTTGTCATATCGCGTTTTCCAGAAGAATCTTCGGCATCAGATAATTCTTTATCGGTTGAAAGCTGTCCAAGAGAATCGAGTACCATCATAGCCGGTGGTCTTAAACTTTCTTCTATTTCCAAATAAGAAGAAACGATTTTTAATGCCTGAGATGTCACTTCAGAAACCGTAATTACAGGATATTTAACAATACGTTTCGTATCGAGATTTAAATTTTTTAAATTTTCTTTGAGCCAAGAAGGAGCGTTTTCTGACTCAAACACAAACACAATACCATCTTTATATTTGTTCAAAAATTCACGAATGATACCGAGAATGAAAAACGTTTTTCCTGTAGAGCTTTCTCCTGGAAAAACGGTTACAAAATTATTGGGATGCCCCTTTCTCGTATATCCGGACATCGCTAAATTTAATGTATAACTTCCTGTATCAAAATACTCCAATTTTTCTTCATTATCTTCTATGATTGAAGCATAAGGATTTCCAGAATCAGCTAAAATTTTGGATAGAAATTTATCATTAACAGCCTTTAGAGGGCTATTTGTTTTTTTTGCCATTCTTTTACCTCTTTTTTATTATAACATGTTTATAACAAAAAAACAAGTTTATTTACTGGATCTTATCACATTTAATGCTAATTCAATTGCTTGTTTTTTTGAAAGTGATGGGTTTTCGATTGCTTTTTCTAATATTCGTTTCTTAATTTTTCCAATAAGTGGTCCTTTAGCACCAAGAGAAGCAATTTCGTTGCCGTCCAATATGGATTTTGTATTCAAAATTGAATTAATATCCATTTTTTCTATTCTTTTACGAATTTTATCTATCTGTTTTGGCATCGAATGTGCATCAGCGTGGGATATATTATCAGCATGGATTAATTTAAGTGCTGGTTCGAGCATATCGGAAACACGATAAATGAATTTTCTCAATGATTTATCAGAAATTTGGTCTCCTTCAGGACCAGCAGATTTTAAATCCATGTGGTAATTTATTAATTTTTGTACCTTTTCAATATCACTATTGGAATATTTTAGTCTCTTCATGATTTCAGCAGCAATTTTTGAACCTACAGAGGCGTGACCAATAAATTGAATTTTTCCATCTTTTTCAGTTCTCGTTATTGATTTCCCGATATCGTGAAAAAGTGCTGATAACCTGAGTATTAATTCTGTAGGTACTGCATCCAAAACATTTAATGTATGCTTGAAAGCATCATGCTTATGAAATTTGTTTTGTTGTAGTTTATGTAATTTCTCCAATTCAGGAATCGTATATTTAAGAATTCCTGTAATTCTAAACATACGAATCGCTTTTGATGGTTTTTCTAAAACCAATATTTTATTCAATTCATCCTGTATTCTCTCCGAAGAAATGTTTTTCAATTTTTCTGCATTCTTTTTTATTGATCGGATTACAGAAAGTGGTAAATCAAAATTGTATTTAAAAGCAAATCGGATTGCTCTCAGTATACGCAGAGGATCTTCGCTAAAAATCCAATCCGGATTCCCTGTTGTTTGAATTACTTTTTTATTTAAATCCTTTATAGATCTTCCTGTTAAATCGAAAATTTCACCGGTCGTTAGGTTTTTAAAAAGAGCATTAATCGTAAAATCTCTTCTGAAAGCATCATCTTCAATCGTACCAACAGAAACGATTGGTTTCCTAGAACCCTGTTCATATTTTTCTTTTCTTGGAGCGACAAATTCAACGTCAATATCACCAGATTCTAATTTTAATGTCAATTTTGCCGTTCTGAATCTAGGAAAAATTACAGGATTTGAATCCTTTTTATAAATACCAAGTTTTTTTGCTATGAATGTAGCAACCTTAATACCACCTTCGATCCCGTGCCCATCTACAACTAAATCGACATCCTTACTCCTTAATCCGAGAAGATTATCTCGAACATATCCACCAGCAATAAATACTTTATTATCATATTTACTACCTCGAATTACAGAGGCAATTAGCTTGATTGCCTCTTCCGCCTTTATTGATTCTAATAAAAAATATTCTTTTATGTTTAACATAAAATGAGCATCAATCTTTTAATTTGTGAAATTGGAAAAGAAATTCTTCTTTTGCCTTTTTGTGATCCCAAGCACATTTTCCCATATCTTCCCAAACTTCTTCCGCTAATTCTATGGCAGATTCGGGTACATTTTTTAATGTTTCGATCACCCATGGTCGAGTTGGGCCAGAAAAGAATTCGCGGGCTTCAAAAGCAAGTGCCGTTACATCTGCTATTTTCACTTCTTCTGTGAATTCATCTTGGGAAAAAACATGAAATTTTTTATAGATTACGTTGACTAAAAAATTTCTCGCAATTCTACGATATGGAAGCATTTCATCCATATATTTTAATGGTGATGGAATATCACAAAGATATGCCTCATCAGCATCATGGAGTAATCCATGTCTTTGAATGTCTTTGGCACATTTACGCAGCATTTTTGATACCATAACTGAATGTTGTGCCACAGAATAAAAGTCACTGATATGCCCGTTAAAACGACAAATCTTTGATAAGGCATTTGCAATATCTTCGATATCAATTTCATCAAGTTCTGGATCAAAAATGTTTACTTTTTTTCCTGTTGCTGTTCCGATTACACCTGTTTTGTAAGTCATATCTATTCCTTTATAAAAAATTCACTCATATCAACAACCCTCTCCATTTTCCAACCAATTGCTTTCACAATAATCCTGAGAGGGTCCAAAAAAGATTTTTCAAATTGTGTTTCAAAATCAATCATTGTTTTATCAATACCAAACTCTTTCGGTATATAATCTACAAACGAAATCACTTTATCTTGAAATGCGTTTGGTTCTCGCATTGCCAAAAATTTGATTTTTTCTCCTTCTTGTATTGATGGTATAGTTTTTTCCAATCCGTATAATTTGATCAAATAATTAAAATTAATCGCGCCACGAACATGATAAGGAGCACCTTTTTTCGCTTTTCCTTGCTCATCCGTATATTTATCAATCCCATTTACTCCTCTCGGAAAAGCAATATCTTCAGGATCTAGGGTATAAAATTCTTTTTCGAATGATTCTATTAGATCCAATAAAGCATCATTATCTTTAGTCAAAATGATGGAAATTGCTTCTTTAATCTTTTCTCTGCAAGATTTTGGAGTAGAAGCTTTAATTGCTTCTATTCCCATCATTTTTAATTTTGGTTTTTCATATCTAATACCTTCCGAATCATAAACATTCATCATATATCGCTTTTTCGCTGTCCAAATGCTTTTATCCGCCAGCACATCACGAATCATTTTTATCAAATCTCCCATTCCGTTCAACATATTGAATGAAATGTTTGAGCAAATCTCATCAATTTTTGGTTGTAATTCTTTTTTACAAATCTCATCCAAAAAATTGATAATCTTGATAGTATCGTCTGTATTTTTGAATAACAAATCTACAATCGTTTCCATACGAATATAAACAGAATCAGTATCGCAATAAATCACATACTCAAAATCCTTTGTTTTAAAAATTTTATTCAAAAAAGCATTTAATTCTCTTTCTATAATTTGGATAATAAACTGACCTGTAATTGTTACTGCTTCCGCATTATCTATATCATAGAACCGAAAATAATTTGATCCTACAGCACCGTACAACGAATTCATCGAAACCTTAACAGCTTTTTGTTTCAAATCATACTTAGAAACATCATTCTTAAGCGTTTCTTTTTCTTTTTTATCATGACAGTGTTCCAATTTATCTTTCGCTTCTTTGGCTAGTTTTTTATATTTCAGCCGATCATTAAACATCGTTTCGATTGCCTTACTATAAAACGATATTCGGTCTCTATCATAAAAAACACCATTTAATGAAAGAGTTTGATTATTTTTCTTTGCTTTACCCAATTCTTTTAACCAATTTGAATTACCAGAAAGAGCGTCATGGATCGTAAATGAATTGGTTTTTTCTACTTTCGTCTCAACACCTATATTCAAAACACGGATGATCGAAGGATAGAGTGAAGTAACGTCAAAAGAAACTACCCATTTATAAAGACCAGGTTTTGGTTCCTTGACATATGCTCCAACATATGCATCATTCTTTTCGTGTTCTTTTTTAAATGGGATGACAATTTTTTCTTTTCGCAAAGAATTATATAATTTGACATCCCAAGTTCTTACTTGGCTTTCAACATCTTCATAATTTACTTTTGACTCATAAGCAACGTTTATGGTCAATTCAATTAATTTCATTTTTTTCTCTAGTCGTTCAACGAGTTCGACGTCCTTAATATTATACTCGACAAACGAATCAAAATCTGTATTATACAAATTTTGGAGAGATCCTATGTATTTCCGTTTTCCTTCTCCAAGTTCAACTTGGGATACATAATCCAACTTATATGATTCTCTCGGATCTTTTACATATTTTTTGTAAATATTAATATAATCGAGAATTGCGATACCAGCAATTTCGTATGTTTCCTTTTCCTTACCAAACCAATCTTCTGTTTTTTTCGAAATCATCTTGAATGGGCTGATACGTTTTGCTTGTTGTTCTCCAAAAAGATTTTTTAATCTATTGATCAAGTATGGAATATCAAAAAAACTAATACTCCATCCAGTAATAACATCAGGATCGCTTTTATACCACATCGAGAGAAAATGGGATAACATATCTCTTTCGTTTTCGAAACGGAAGAAAATTACATCTCTCTCAGGGAATTTCTTTCTCCAGCCCACCTCATCAAATCCATCTTTGAAATAGAAAAAATTATAATGGTTATCCGTAAAATTCTTTGTCGTTATAGTGATGATTTCATTTTCCGCTTTTTCTACAACCGGAAATCCATTTTCTGAGTCAACTTCAATATCAAAATTCAGAATCTTGATTTTGGATAAATCGAATTCAATATCATTCGGATAATTATCCGAAATATATTGATATTGCCACATGGTTTGTCCAAATAGTTCAAAGTTACTCACCTCAGAATAATTTCGAACAAACTCTCTTGCTTCTTTAATTGTCGAAAATGGTATCCTTTCAACAAAACGACCATCGAGCGTTTTCATTGAGGTTGGAGTTTTTGATATAATATAAAGAGACGGAGAAAATTGTTCTTTTAACAATTTCTTATTTCCGTGTTCATCTATCTCTTTACAATAGATAGTATTTCCGGCTAAAAAGACGTTTGTGTAATAGTTCATAATTCTTATTTAATTATATCAAATTACAAAAGAAAAAGCAAGTATGAAAATTAATCCATACTTGCTTTTTCTGAAAAAATACATTTATTTTACTTAATCGTTTTCTTTTTAAAAATACCTATAGCAATCAGAGAAGAAGTGAATAGAAAATAACTAGATGGTTCTGGGACAGCCTCATGAATAACACCAAAATCATCTAGACCAAATCCATCATTTCTTTGAAGATTTTCAAATCTAACTTCCCGAATCGGGTTATCCGATTTAATTCCAACAAAATGAATAGCACCGTTTGAAAGAACTGTATTAGAAATTGTCGCATTTTGGATATTGTTTTGCGAATCTCTTACAGTCAAGAATAAAGAATTTGCTAATCCAACATCTTCAGCATCCGTAATAAAGAAAAATAAAGTATTTGTTTGTGGCCCCACATTCAAAAAAAACTTTGTAATATCATTTGAATCCAACCAATTAGATCCATTTTGTGTCGTATTGAAACGACCGCTGAACGGAGACAGGCTATCATTCAGAATGAGTAATTCGTTTAATCCTGTTCCAGAGTTTCCTGGTGCTGAACCTTGTCCAGTTGGATCAATATTAAAAACACCAATATTTGTAAATAAAGAAGCATACTTTGTCGCGGGTAGATTTTCAAAATTTTCCAGTATTGTCCAAAAAGACGAATCTAACCAAATGTTTCTTTCTGCTTGGGCGCCGGACAAAGTATATTGAGGGCTCGAAACAAAAATTGTCAATGGTGAAGCGTGAGTCACCATACAAATAAAAAATACCAACAAAACGCTCCTTAAAAGCGACATAAATTTAATCTCCTTCCTATATTACTCTTTTATTATAACACACTTATCATACAAAGTCAACAATTTTTCAAGAGGTTGTAAAATATATCCTTGTAATTCCAATGAAATTGGGATTTGCCATTCTTTCCTCTCGAATGGTTTTTCGTGAATGTGACCGAACAAAGATATATCATAATATCCTTGTTCTTGAGGAGGTTTATGAATAAAACGAATCCTTTTATTCATATAATGAAATGAAAAATCATCACAACAGAAATCCCACCCATTATTCATATACCAATTACAACTTTTCTTATCATGATTCCCGCGAACAAGAATCTTTTTTCCTGGTAATTGTTGGATTATATTTTTATGGATTATTGTTGTATCGGATCTATAAGAAACATCACCTAGATGGATAATCACATCACCATCATTTCTTTTTTTCCAATCCTCAATAATCAATTCTTCAAAATTATCAGGACGGTTACAAAGTTTTTTGATATTTTCGTGTCCAAAGTGTGTATCAGTTATGATGAAGTAAGCCATAATTTGATTTCTTCTTCTCGCCGTGCAACAAGACCGGGAAGAATTTTTCCTCCTGACCTGCGCCATTTTCTAAATTCATCAGGAATCAAATCAAATTTCTTCTCATTCAAATATTTCAAAAGTGATGAATTTTGAAAATTACCTATTCCTATATTATAAACCAACGAAATAATAGCATCTTGTTGATTTTGACTAAGTTCAACTTTAATCAATTTCTCTATAATTCTGATTTTTTCCTTTATCTTATTTAATAATAATTTTTCCGCCTCTTCTTCTGTGATACCATCTTTATATTTTATTGCTTCTTGTGGTGTTAAACGATACCCATATCCTATCGCAGGATGTCCTTGATCATTATAGATTTTAGGAACAAAACCTTCCGCACGCTTTATAAATTCAAGACCTTTTTTACTTATATCCATAAAAATTTATTAAATAGGAGATTAGAGAAAATCTATAATTCGGAGACCTCCACTATTTCGTGGTAAAGATGGCAGAGTTCATCAGGCTCTCCGACCTCTCTGCTTATTTTTTATTCAATTGGAATCAACTTCGGTTTTTGTTCTTCAGGAACAATATTCGAAAGTTCAATTCTTAACACACCATTATCATATTTTACTGATTTTACTTCAACAGTATTAAGCAACTTCCATGACATAAGGAAACTACGTTTTGCAATTCCTTTGTGGAAATATATTGGATATTTTTCATTAACTAGATTTTTGTTTTCTAGGTTTTTGTTTTCTTTATGTTTAGAATATACCTCTAGGCGGTTGTTCTTCCTATCAACAACTACCTCAATATCATTTTTTGAAAAGCCTGCTAAAGCCATTTCAATGACATAATTATATTCATCTATGGCATAATAATCATATGGTGGGAATGATGGGATTGTGCGTTCTGGATCAATATCTTCCAAAAATCTATCAACACCAATCATATCAAAGATTGATTTTGGAAACAATTTTTTTGTATCTGTTAATAACATTTTTTCTCTCCTTTTAAGCAAGAAATTTTATTGTGAGCCCATCAGGCACTCACAATATTATTTATACCAGAAATTACTTTCCGGTAGAACCTAAACCCGAAATCCTATTAGTTTTGTTTGCCGGATTATAAAATACTTCCTCAAAGCAAACTTTTTCATGCTTTTCAATTGATGCTTGAGCTATTCTGTTTCCATGTTGAACTATCATCATTTCTTCTGAAAGATTAAATAGCATTACTAATGTTTGCTCCGGATAGTCGTCATCAACAATTCCGACAGCGTTTCCAAGAATTACTCCATTTTTATATGGAATTCCCGAACGATTGTAAATCTTTAAGCAATATCCTTCAGGAATTCCAAAAATTACACCAGTAGGAACCAACACTCTGATACCTGGTGGAATTGATATTTCTTCATCTTCAACTAGAATATGGTATTGTTTATTTTTTGAATCCATTCCTTTTATTCTGTTTCCATTTGTTAAACAAGCATAAAGATCAAAGCAAGCAGAACCTAATGTGGCATATGTTGGTGTGATCGCTCTTGTATCACATTTTTGTATTTTTATTTCTATCATTTTTCTCCTCTAATATATATTCATCGCCCCGACCTTTTAATATTAAAATACAACAAACTACCATTCACAGCATATCCAAAAACTCTATCATACCATTTTGGTTTTGTAATCCGATTTATATTATTCGTAATACCCTCAACATTTTTTGCTATTTTTGGAAATTCTTCTTGGAATGTCGTTGAAGACGATACAATATTTGTTGTTATTTCATTCATATTTTTCGTTATTTGGTCCGAATTGTAAGCAACATCACGGGTAGCTGTCCGTAACGAAAACAATGTATCTGTGAGTTGGTTTTGAATACAGAGAGCATTATTTTCACAATCAAGAAAATCCTTCATGCTCGAATCCAATGTATTTGGAATTTTTGCATATGCCGTCACCGTTTCTGTAGCAGCATCACGAATGGGAAGAAAATCTGTTCGAATAGTATCTATTCTCGCAAACGTTTCTGTTCTCGTATCTTCTATCAAACGTACAGAATTTTTTTCCAATGATAAGATTCGTGTATTTAATGTTTTGCGTGTTGAAGAGATTTCCGAAATAATGTTTTTAAAATGATTATTCATATCATTTCGGATTTCGATTGTTTGTTTTTCTGTGAATTTTTCTAAATTTCTTGTTGTAATAACCAATTGGATAAAAAAAGCAGAAATTGCTAAAAATAGAATTGTTTTAGAGATTATGAGTAAATGTTTCATATGATTGATTTCCAATTATTTCTATCAATCTATTTCTATTTACTGGATTAAAAAAACCAGAAGAAACAATTCTTTTTCGAGAAAATACAGTAATGAAAGGAGCTTTTCTTATACTATATTTCATTGCTAATTTTGGCTCCTTATCTATGTCTACTACCGCAAGATCAACAAGATTTGGATTAAATGGGAGCGTCTTTAAAAAATCATACGCTGTTATACAAGCTTCATGTGTCGGAATTACCCACAAAATGATTACCTGTTTTTTTAAATGTTCTGATTCTAAATAAGAATTAAAATCTTTTTCCGTTAAATTTCGCATAATAAAGATATTTATTTTAACAACCATGTTACGGTTCCGGTAATTCCGGAAGCAAAAAACCAATATGTTGCTTTTCTATATTCTCCATAATACATATAAACAACACAAGCAAGAACACAAGAACAGAACTGAATAATTGGAAAAAAATCAATCAAACCTTCTCTAAAATTGATAGAAAGTCCTTCCATATTTTTCATGTTATAACCCTCTTCTCATATTCTATATATCTTTCATCAAATCTTTTAATAGTTTTTGGAATTTCCGTAATACCATCATGAATTTCACTATGACAATTATTACATACGCAAATACATTTTTTCAACTCCTCAACGATGTATAACCAGTTTTTCGGATTACGTCTTATAGACGCTATAGAAAATTCCTTTTCTGTTGGATCTAAGTGGTGGAATGATAAAGCATGGTTGGATTTGTTATAACCACATATACCGCATTCACCACCGAAAGCCTCAACCATCCTATCTTTTGTTTTACTTCTCCATTTTTTTACTGCTTCCGACCGTTTTGACATTAACATACCTCGTTAACATTTATACGAGATAAAACTTTGGCTCCTCCCCCAGGACTCGAACCTGGATCTCTTTCATTAACAGTGAAATGCCTTACCATTAGGCCAGATAGGAACACGATTCTCTTATTTTGGAGCGAGTAAAGGGATTCGAACCCTTTCCTTTTGGGTGGAAGCCAAATATGCTATCCATTAAACACTATACTCGCCCTCTATAATACAATTATAACACAATATTTGATCTCTGTCAATCCAAAATAAAATGTTCTAAAGGATCCTTTTTTAATACTTCCCAATCTTCGGATAAAATATCTGTTTGTGATGCTACCCAAGGTACTAAATCATTTTCAACGGTTTTCATATAAATATATGGGAGAGTCATTTTTGATGTATTAGTTGGTCGCTGAAGACAGATCCACATATTTTTTCCATTCCATCCTGATCTGAAAACTTTTCTTCCTAATCTTAATAATCTTAATGCTTTTTCGAAATTCATTTCTCTTTTCTCCAGGGCAAACAAGTTACCTTTTATTTATCGCCCACATTTTTAATTTTCCATTGATCTATACAATAGTACCATTTAAGTGCATCATTTTATATCCAAAATCTGCTTTATGTTTTCTATAATTAAAAAAACCAGAATCTTTGTTCCTATTTTGATAATTTTGATAAAAATGTATCATGATTTTTTCGAATTCTTCCTTTAAATAAACATCCAAAATATCAAAATCGGTTGATTGAAAATATTCTTTTCCTCGGGTACTAGTAAATATATCAAATATACAATATCCTTTTTTCCTTTTTGTTATTACAAACCATTCTGTGTTTTCATTTAAATTTTGCGAAACACTAAATTTTGTATACCAAACAATTGTATTTCTTAAAGATGGATTATGATAAATGGTTGAATTCGTATAAGAGAAAGAAATAGGTTTAATTATTTTGGCTGAATACCAAACAATTTCATCTGGAAAAGGATTTTTTTGTAACATTGTTTTATTTCTCAAATCTATTAAATTGGTAGCCGTGGAGGGACTCGAACCCCCAACTTCTTCCTTGTAAGGGAAGCACTCTAACCAATTGAGTTACACGGCTAAACGATATTCTTTTAGTTTATCATATAAATTCGATGTTTTTTCACCTTTATAAATTTCTTTTGGAAGAATTACTCCAACAACAGTCAAACAGTTATTTAAACTTGAGTAATCTTCTCGAAAAAGGCATGTCGGATATTTTGTTTCCTTCAAGAAACAAAGCATATCATTTAATGCCGATTGATTTCCACCGTCAAGAATGATAATTGTTTTTCCATATTCTACCCAGGCTTTAAAAATTTCAATATCCTTCTTTTTCTTGAATTTTGACATTTCCGCCACCAAATGAACTGTCTGAAGGCCCTTTTGAATTCCAGAAAGGTAAGAATTTACAAAAGCATAGAGCCTATATTCTTGTTCCGAATGATTGATTATCTTTTTCATTTTTTTCACATTATCGCTCATAATCATCCTTTCATTTTAAATATAACACAGGGAAAACAAAAAATCAAACATTTTTTGGTAGCCCAGATGGGACTCGAACCCACACCGTACAGATTCTAAGTCTGCCGCAACCTGCCAATTGTGCTACTGGGCTATAAATATTTCTGGAACTCCTAGAAGGATTCGAACCCTCATCTATGCGTCCGTAGCGCATTGTCCTGTTCCATTGAACGATAGGAGTAAAATGGAGCACAAGGTGGGACTCGAACCCACTAAGAGTGATTTTGCAGATCACCACCTCGACCACTTCGGCATCAAGTGCTAAATTTTAAGGAATTGGTAGCCCAGGTGGGACTCGAACCCACACAACATTGATTTTGAGTCAATCGCAACCTGCCAATTGTGCTACTGGGCTTCATGTTTCCTTTTCTTATTAATCATATTTTCACGGATTTTATCCGCAACACGTTCAATCTCAAAATTCATCCACATGTTGCGAAATAAAGGAATAGGTTTTTGTTTCGCTCTACAAATAGCACATAACATTAAAACTTTCCTATTTTTACGGATCAATTTTCTATTTGAACGCATATTTACCTTTCTTGGTCTCCAAACCAGGATTCGAACCTGGACCACTTCGCCCCAAACGAAGTATGCTAACCATTACACCATTCAGAGAAAATATTTTGGCACCCCCATTCAGATTCGAACTGAAACCTCTGGTTTTGGAGACCAGAATTCTAACCATTAAACTATGGAGGCTATAATATTAAATCATTGTTTTTATATTTGGTAGGTCCCCCGGGATTCGAACCCGGATATCACGGCTTAAAAGGCCGGTATTCTACCATTGAATTAAGGACCCGCGAAAATACCTTTGGTTGGATTTTTCTCTGGTGCTTTAATAAGAATTCGCGTTATTCTTTCTGTTTTCTTAACCCCATCTCATATCCGTCACACATCTCTTTTGGATTATGGTACCAAAGAGAGCATAAACGAGAGGTACATGAGGAGAAACAGGTTGCCCAAAGGTTCCCCAACCAATTTCAATAATTTGGTGGCCTGAGTGGGACTCGAACCCACACCCATTTGGTTTGGAACGGATTTTAAGTCCGTCGTGTCTGCCATTCCACCACCAGGCCGTAACTGGAGCCGAGTCGCGGAATCGAACCGCGTTATCCGGTTTACAAGACCGACGCATCACCGACAATGCTTACCCGGCTAAAATTTGGTAGTCCCACCTGGATTCGAACCAGGAACGCCCTCTAATCTGGAGGCTAGCCGGCTTATAAGACCGGTGTTTTACCATTAAACTATGGGACCGAATTCTTTTTGGTGGACAGTAAGAGACTCGAACTCTTGACCTCTGCTTGCAAAACAGAAATTTTCCCAGTTAAACTAACTGCCCGAAAAATTTTGGTTGTCAACAGAAGACTTGAACTTCTACCCTCCGTCTTATCAGGACGGTGCACCACCATTTGTGCTAGGTGACAAAATATTTTGGTGGTACATCAAAGAATCGAACTTTGCGGAGCCACAGGGGCTAAAAGGGTTACAGCCTTTTCCGTCTCCATAACGGTCTAATGTCCCTTGGTAACCTAGGCGGGACTCGAACCCGCGATTTCCAGATTGAAAGTCTGGTGGCTTAACCATCTTGCCCACTAGGTCATAATTGGCAGGGGCGGATGGAATCGAACCAACATCTCTTGGTTCAAAGCCAAGAATAATAACCATTATACTACACCCCTAATTTTCTTGGCGGGGCATAGGGGAATCGAACCCCTATCGTATGGTAGACAGCCAAACATCTTAGCCGTTAGAAGAATGCCCCTTTAATAATCTCCCGGAGGCGACCATCAACCCTCCCCTTCACCAGTTTCTACGGATGGAACCCGTTCTGTCCTCAGTCACAGGCAACCGGCTTTTTCGTTGAGATCAAATATTCTGTTTTCAAATATCTATCTGCTACTCTTTCAGTATCTCACATAATGAGATGAATGTCAAGAGAAGCAGGAAATTTTTTCTTCCGTTGGTTCAAATTTTTGAGAGGGGTTTTAAAATGACTTATTTTCTGTATTCGGTAGCCATAAGTCCCAATCGAAAGCTGGTCCAACATCAGTTTTATCTTTGCGATAGTTCTGGTGACTGGCGACACCTTTCCAACCCATGTATCGTATATCATATTGTAATCTATAATTTTTGTTTGGTTTAACATTTGGAATCCCAAACCTATCACAAAGCATATCTACTAAGGGTCCTATCGCGGCTGCTTGTTCGTCTGTATAAGCAGCCCAATAATCAAAACCTCTATAATTGGCTTCTATTGCTTTCAAATTGTAAGGATTATTAAAATCTCTAGGCCAAGAATACAATTGTCCATTTTTCTTTTTTAATGGACCGAAATTTGCTATCTCAATTCCAATTGAACGCTTGTCAATTGCTTGAGTACCTTTGGTACCTAAGTGAAACGCATAAAATTTTGGATCAAATACCTCATACACCGTTCCATCGGTATCAAGAATATATGCAGTTGCTATCCTAGAAGAAGTTACAGACCAAGAGGTAAAGGCGGATTTCGCAGATCCGCCGGCCGTGAAATGTAACACAATAAGGTCTTTTTTTGTTTCGGTAGAAACAAACTTACCTTCTCGGAGCCTCATTGTTTTGTCATCTATTTTTAGCACATTACTATTTAGTTTCGAAAATATTTTAATTCGAGAGATCCATCATAATTTTCGATAATAAATGAAAAATTTTCTATCCAATCACCACAATTTATATATTCTTTACTCATCTTTGGTGTATGTATGTGTCCACACAATACAATATCACAATCTTTTGCGTTTTTATAATTTATCATCACATCCTCAAAATTTCGGATAAATGAAATCGCTTCCTTTGTCTTCTCTTTCGCAAATTTTGATAATGACCAATATGGTAAATGAAATGTTGTCTGTATCCAGTGAATGAAGCGATTTATTTTAATGATCAAATCATAAAGAATGGAACCTATTTTTGCCAAAAATTTTAGGTGAGTTATTGTATAATCGAAAAGGTCTCCGTGAATAACGAGTAATTTTTTCCCATTGGCTAAGGTATGAATATATTCATTAGTAATTTCTATATTAAAAAGAGAAATAGGAAGTATTCGTCTTATTGCTTCATCATGATTACCAATTATATAAAATAATTTAGAATGTTTTGATAATTTGAGAAATTTTTGTATTACATTATTTGAATGTTTATTCCAAACAACCTTTCTCTTCATTGCCCAAAAATCAAAAATATCTCCTACAAGAAAGATGTTTTCCGCTTCTATTGTCTTTAAGAATTTGTGAAAAAATTCTGGATTAGAATAGGCAGCACCTATATGTGTATCAGAAACAAAAATGGATTTACATTTGATTTTCATTGAAAAATATTTATCTATCAATTTATACTAGATATACGATTCTTTCTCGCTAGTTCTTCCAAATGTTTAACATAATTTATAATTTCATCAACAGCAATGTCTGCTGGTGGTGGTCCAGGAATATCACCAAAAACACCATTCCACAATATTCTTATTTGTTCTAGGAGAAATTTATTTTCGTCTCTATATTCGTTTAAGGTAAGTAAATCATTATTCATATTTCGTACAAATAATCACCTTTCACATAAAACATATTTTATTTTACCATGTACCAATGTCGTAAGTATTTCATATTTCACGACATTGTAATCTAATTTACCCAAGCCCGCGCCCAACATAGGAACAGCCACAGAATTGATATCCGTATATTCATCTTCTATTTCTAGCATCCTTTTCAAGATATTACGGACATAAAAAATGGAAGAATTATCTTTCCAATGATATTTCGTTGTTGCTAGATAGATTTTTTTAGGATGTTGTTCATAAGAATCAATAACATAAACATTTCCGGGTTCGAGAATCTTTTTTTCACAAAGATCCCTATAAAAAATGAATGTCTTCGGAAACCTATTTTTGAATTGTTTTGCGAGTCCGGTTCCCATTACTCCAACACAATTTACGGGATTAACGAAAGCATCACATCCGCTATCGAAAATAGAACAAACAAATGTATTGATCATGATATGGTTACCTTTTCATATTCGGTGATATATTTGAAGATATTCTCAGAATATCCAGAAATTGTGTGCCAACCGTTTTTATAACCAATCCCATTTTTGTAAGAAGCAACATTTATAATGTAATTATATTTTCCTAATTTCTTAGCATTTTCCGGTTTTTCTTCAAATCCACCACAATCTTGTTCGTCTGTAAATACGATTACACGATCATAATTTTCTTGTTCCATTTTACTAATATGGTCCAAGCAACGAACTAGATAAATTCCACCGTATCCGGCTTCATTTTTTGAAATAAAAGAATGAATCGAAAATCCTCTTAAATGGGATGGAACCAATATTGTTTTATTTCCTGTGATATACATAGTTGAATCGTGGCACAATTCACGAGCAATAATCATTACAGAGGCACCTGCGTCAATTCGTTTAACATTCGTTTTTTTCGAAATTTTATATTTCATCGAACCACTTACATCAAGTACAATAAGTGTTTTCCCATTCAATTTTTCCATCTGAGAAATGGACTTAAACATCGCTTTTTCTAGAGATCCTGAAAAACGTGCTGTATATTTTGATGCTGTGATAAAACGGTAAGGGAAAATTTTCTCAAATGAACCGTTTTCCAAACGTTCTTTGATTAAATTGTAATCTACACCAGAAAATTTCATATTTCTCAAATTACGCAAAGTTGCGAGCCCACCCAATTTACCTTCTCTCAAAAGTCGCTCAAATGTTTCCTTTTTATCTTTTCCGGAAGATAGATTTGATTCCCATGTATCGGCTACTTCTAACTTTTTATTAGCGATTTTCTTAAAAAGATCCGCCTTCTTTTCATCTGAAGGTTTCGCATGACTGAGAAACAAAGCATCACGCAATTTAATAGGATTTTTTTTTCCTTGATACTTTGCGAAAGAATATTCGTTGAATTTATTAAACGCATCCGAAAACGCCTTTTGTACGGAATGCGGAAGCATTTTCTTCCCATCTTTCCAATAAAGAGAAATAAATTCTCCAAATTCATCAGGACGTTGGATGATGTGGGCTAGTGTTTTGCGAATTAATTTGGAAGGTATCGGTTTTTTCTTACACAATTCTTTAATCATAAAGAGTGGAGTGTGACGAATATACATTTCATCACGGGCTTGAATAGCAATTTCTGCTACTTCTTCAGCATCCATCTTTTTGATTAAATTGGCCATAATAATTGAAGATTCAATTCCATTTTCATAGAATGTATCTTCAAAAAGTAAATTACAAAGAACAAGTCTCTTTAATTGTTCTTTGTTTGTTGGAGGGGTGGTCGCAATAGCGCCTTCATGTGTATATACATTACTCTTTTCTTCTAAAGACATCCGCATCACCTAGCGCTATATAAGCTATAAATTTGTTGGTAATTAAAAACGGTGTTGAAGTAACCGTCTTACGCAACACAATAATACAAAAAAATAATAATTGAATTTTATTATTAATATTAATGGTAACATTCATGCCGGGAAAGTGTTTTCATATGAAGTATCCGACATTTTCAACACATTAATAATGGTTGCGGTGGTCAGAGTTGAACTGACGGGGATTGGTTTATGAGACCAACTTGAATACCGATTCTCACCGCTTTAATCTTAGAGAAAATGTTCTGAATCGCTCTCCCTAAAGTAGGATTTATACCTGATTCAGAAGGTTACAATAAAGCATGTATTATAGCAACATTTTCTCAAATTTATTTTTTTCAAAGATCTATTTTTTATTTATACTTTCAGTATAGCACTTTTTTGCTTTCTTGTCAATTTTTTTTTCATTTTTTTTTTTCGAATTCAATTTCGGAACAATTATTTCTGAAAATTCGTAATAGGAAAAAATACCATTTCGAGAAAAATGTTGTTCCATTATCTCAATGGAATCCGCCTCATATGTACCTATTAAGTAGGTATCCTCATTTCCACAAGCATCTGCTTCCACCTTATATACATTAAAATATGGCATTTGGAGCCTAGTTCAAATTCAATTTTTTAGATTCTTACATATGCTCTCTCATCTGTAAGATCCCGAAGTTCTTAAAGTTTTTGTATCAATTCGGAAACCGGAAGAATTTGCTTTTCCATATTCACTAAGTCTTCCATACAATGGTGTACCAAATTTCTGTTTTGATTACTTATATTCGTATATTTCATTCCTACTCTCATTATATAACATTTCTTTTGGTAGCCGAGGAGGTGCTCGAAGTTTCCCGGCTATAAAATTTGGTACTCCTACAAGGACTCGAACCCTGATTCTCGGTTTAGAAGACCGATGCCTTATCCCGTTAGACGATAGGAGCATTCATTAAATTTCATTTTATCACAACACCTATACATTGTCAAGTGGCGGAAGAGAAAGGATTCGAACCTTTGTGAGTTTTTCCTCGTCTTGGTTTAGCAAACCAGCCCATTACCACTCTGGCACTCTTCCAAAAATGGAGGAAGGTGGAGGAATCGAACCCCTCTGTGTTACCAGACCCCGGCTTTCAAGGCCGGTTGCCGACCGTTCAGCGGCACCTTCCGAAATTTTTATATAAGAATCATATCATAACACAATCATCATTCGATAACAACAATTTTCAAAAAAAAAAAAATCAAGATACGAGAATAGGTCCACCCACATTTGGTTTTGGAACAACAATCGTTGGTGGTTGAATTTTATCCAACTTTAACATAACTTGTTTTATTTCACCACTTACTACAATTGGTTCCCCATGTAATTGCCAAATCGGTAATGTAGTAACATCTTGTTTATTCAATAAATCAGAAGCTTCTTCCAATGTAAATGCTTTAATCTCTACAGGTTTTAATTGTATATGTTGTTGATTCATTTTTCTCCTTACAATTTTGCTTATAACAAATATGATGGTTTATTAATATTTGATTTATATATTGATGTTTCAATACCTAAAAATTCTTCCCAAACTTCAAATCCATCACGATTATGTTGCTCCAAATGAACGAGACCATCATATACTGAACGAGGATCTTCAATTAATTGTCTACCAACTCTCGCAATGTCGTTTACATCATCCATATTGGCTACCCAATATCTTGGTACCCATTCAATCGCTTCTGAAATAACAGACGGAACACCTTCTGCAATACCATCAGCGGTTACCATATTAAATGATTCTGTATAAGACGGTTGAAGTAATAGATTCATCGTGCTTACAAATTTTCTAAATTGCGGCCATGCAGCCCAACTATTATGTACAATTTTAATTCCGGGAATACCATCTACCATCGCTCGAATCGCATTTAATATTGTATTTCCTCCGCCCTCGGTTCTTCCGGAAGAAAGACATAATTCTACATCCACATTGAACCATTCTTTAAGCAACAGAGCGGCGCCGGCGGCACTCATTAAATTCTTTTGTGGTCTCGTGGCACCAAAACATCCAATTTTTAATGTTCCACCACGCCAAGGACGTGGGATTGTTCTAACCGTGTTATCGAGAAAATATAAATTTGGTAAATAAAAAGCATTACATCTATAAGATTCTCTTAACCAACGAACAAATTTTTTACTATTTCCAGAAACTCGAAAATTTAATGATCCTTTTTCATAATCAATATATTTCCTTAATAATTGAACACCATTTGAATCAGCCTGAAGAAAGCCAACATTAGAATGACAATTCACGGTCCATTGAATATGTGGAAATCTCAATACTAATCTATTTAAATCTACAATTGGAATCCAAGGAGCAGAAATTACAACATGAGTTGTTTGTGGTTCCCCAACAATATATCTTTCCAATTCCTTCGCATCACGAATAGAAAATACGGATGCGCCTATACCATTCGATTGTAATACTTTGGCAATATTTAATCCTGCGACACCGAGGCCGATATGAGAAACATTCGGCCCCGCAAAATTTTTATAGAAAATAATAACATGTGGCTGTGTATTATTATTTTTTGGTAATATCATATCCCGCCTTATGATGTTGTTCGAATTAATGCTTGCGCCAACATACCATTTAGATTAAAAGGGCTTCCTAACAACCCCCACCCACTATTTAGAAGAGTGTTTACCTTTTCTTCAAATAATACAATTTTTGATTCAGTAACAACTTTAATTTCTTGCTTGATTCCGAAGATATACATTTTTTCTGAATCTGTATTATTTTTATTCAAAATTTGAGAAAGTGTACCGACATCAACTGGTTCTTTTACAACAATTTCTTCTTCTGGTTGTACCTTTCTTGGTCTTCCGCGACCTCGCTTCAAAGAAGCGCTATCAAATACTGTTTCAGATGAAATTGGATCTTCTTGTGTTTCACCAAAAACACTCGATGTTGTATTCATTTCTTTTTCTCCTCTTCTTATTTCTTTCCTTCCAAATATTCCGGAGATACTGCTTTCAGTATACTCCTTCCAAATCCTACACACTGCTTCTCTCGAATACAGCGAATTACAATTCCTTCTCTTTTTACTGTCGGATCAATCAATGATGGTCCATCAATTAATTCTTCAATTCTTTGAGCATCATATTTACCTATATATAATTCTGGTGCTATAACACCACCATAATATGAAACAACATCTTTAAATTTTTCATATTCAAAAAAATTTCCATTTGGATCTAAAATATCAAATGCGACAAAAGAAATTTTTCCCGGAGGGTGGGAATAGCGATTTTCTTGAACCCATCCGTAAATTTCACCAAACAAATGGTGATTTTGAAAATCTTTACAGAAGTTTTCAATCCAAGTATTTTCTCTTAATGCTTTCCAATAAATATTTAATTCAACACCCGTTGAATCTACATTGCTTTTTCTGTATAGACTGCGGCTTTTACACCACATTTGCCCATCTTGGAAAGTAAAAGATGCGTTAGTACCATCAACCTTTTCAGTAATAACAATAAAATCTTTATCGCATATGGATTCAAGCACGGATCCATATTTGTACCAAGATTGTAAATCATATTTTTCTGGTTTATTTGGTGGACCGGAAATCACATCTCCACCAATTTCCATATCCACAGGTGAAACATAACGAGTAACACCAAAATATTCTGTAACATCTTTCCCGATAGGAAATTCATCAGGAACAGGTACCAAAATACCTTGGGACATCACACCACGCAACCGTTTTGTTTTTATTCTCGGAGAATTTAAGAATGAAAATTCCGGTTTTTCAATAGGAACAAGATTATCCGGTGCGATGTAAGCCGCTTTTGTTTTACCTTCCCAATCCGAGGTACGAACAACTACCGTGTAGTTCCATACCTTTACTATAGAAAGAGTATCAGCATTTGGATGTTTTTCCAATTTAATTGGTACTACTTCAACACGGTTTAAATCACTCATCTATATATCCTCAATTCAATTTTGCCTGATATTATCTAATCTATTATCTAATTATAAATTAGAAATAACGATTTTTGTTAAATTTTTTTAAATTGTTTTCCGAATGCTCCAGGTGTCCCACATCTTTTACATCGTAAAGATTTTTCTACTTGAATAGAATTATTACAATTCCTGTTATCTGAGCATCCTACCCATCCACACGTTTCGCAACGATACAATTCTGCGTTACATGTTCTGTTATCCGGTCTTTTATTTCTACAATACATAATACTATTTATTGATTTGTCCTGAGGGATTCGAACCCTCCCCTAAGGAATCACAATCCTTCATGCTTCCAAATACACTAAGGACAACTCAATAATACCTAAGCTTATCTGGTGCGAAGCTTTTCTAAACTAGGTGTCTTTGTTTGTTCGCGCAAAGCCTTAATTGCATTCTTGGCAAATTCATCATTTGGCTCCACTTCCTTTGTCTGATAAGCCATACGAATCATCCTTTTTACAGCATACCAACGCCCAATCGACTTTTCAAACTTATTCATATCCTCCGGAGAACAAACGCTCCACCCAGATGCGATAATAGGGCGCTCCTTAGGATCTTCTCCTTCACACACCAAAAAACAGTTGGCGATTGTAACTGGAGGTCTACAAGAATTAGGGTTTGCATTTAGGTCTGTATACCTAAACTTCACAACATAAGTCTTTCCATTTGCAGTAAAAAGCATATTTTTTCATCCTTTCACAACTATGATAACACACCTAAAAAAGTTAGTCAAGTGAGTTTGCTAAAAATCTCGAATTCCATGTTTTATCAATTTTATAACGAAACCAAACACCATCGACACATTCATACTTATATATATCATCGACCGACCATTGTTTAGAAAAACAGTTTCCTGGCTCTTTTGGAGCAGATACTCTCATAAGAGCATCCGCCTTTTTCTTTTCCTCAAAATAATTTTCTCCCGACTGTATGATAAACATTCTTGCTATATCATGACTTTCTTGTAATTGTTTAGATAATTCATTTAATATAATTTGATATTTTTCTAACTCTTTCATATTTGGATTTTGAAAAAATTCATATTTATTCAATTTATCTTCCAATTTCAATAAACGTGCTTTTGTTTCCTTATAATCAAAAATTTCATGAGCTTCAAATACTTTTTTAATCATTTCTATGCGTATTTCTTCAACTCGTTGAGCATTTCTCACAGCCCTAGCAGCTTCTATTGTCATTTCATTCCGTAATCTTTCCATTTGTTGGATTTGTGCTGCTTGTGTTTGAGTATTGTTTATTAATGAAAAGACAAATGCGTTTTCCGGAGTCCTTTTAAATGTCGCGGCACCAGAAAGTTGTATATTCATCTTCGAATAAATATCTACCGTCTTTTCATATACCTTACCATCATAAACAATAAAATATCCTAACGGAACGACCATTGGAGGAAACAATCTTACCCCATCTGTCCGTGTTTGTGTAATGACTTCACATCCCTCACAAGATTCAATGATTGTTGGATCTAATACACCAACTTGAATTTTTGCAGGAATTGGATTACTTCCAAATACTGGCGCTTTTACCCACACATGGACATCATCCGTTAATCTGGTATCATTTTTTACCCTAATAATAATAGGAGAATCAAATACAGAAATGTAAAGAGGGTCTAATTGATCCGGAGGTGTCAATTCAAAATTAATATGGCATTTATTTTTTGAATTCCAAAATGGTCCTATTTTTACTTGTTTTTCTGATTCGCGCAAAATAAGAGCACCTTGACACCAATTTGTAGTATCTTGTGGTATATCGTTGGGAGATGTCTGATTTCCTTCTAATCTGTATATAATAATGCTTGAAACAATAGCACTCCGAAGACCTTCTCTAAAATTGATAGAAAGTCCTTCCATATTTTTCACATCAATTAAGAAATTTTTCGTTAGTCTTTTTGCCCATCCACCGGCTTCTTTAGAAATATCCAAATTAGTTAAAACACGTTCATTATTAATACTCACATGGAAATTTCTCCGGCCTTCCGGCCAATCAAAAACTTCCACAAAATTCAAGGAAACCCAATATCTTCCGTTTTGTAATGAAGGAAAATTGTATGAAAAATTTGATCCGTGTCTGACGGTAGATAGTTCAATATCAATTTGGGATGGTGGAACAAACTTATACACACCACCACCCGAAAAGGCTCTATCTGTAACAAATTCACCATGAGGTTGTGCCATATTTCCGGCATCAATGCTTATGATTAATTGTGATTGAGCAAATAGAGAAAACGCAAAAAAATTAATTAGAAAGCATATTTTCGTCATAATCTTCTATCACCGGAACCGATTTCTTTTTCTTTCCGATTGAATATTTAGCTACCAATTTCCAATTGTGTTTTTCTTTGTGTGGTATAATTTTTACTAAATTCAACGGAGCGAGGTTTTCCAAAATTTTTTGATATTCCTTTGGTTCTTTAAGAGTAATAAGGTTCCACTCTACTAATAATTTAATAATTGTATTTCTTCTTTGAATATCGGAAACTGTAAAATCTGTTTCTTTTCCATCCAACGCAAATAATTCTTTAAAATGTACTAGATAATATTTTCCTCTCTTATGGAGAATATGACAAGATTGGAATAACGTATTCTCTTTCTTTGAGGCGATTCCTATTCTTGTTAAAGTTTCTTTTACCTTTAAAAAATCATCTGGGTCATTTAAAAGAACCTCAATCATATTTGATGTATCATAATTCATTTCGCTTTCTTCTCCTTTTTAATGCGAGGTTTTTGTTTTTCCATAACCATCTTTTTTTCACTTATCCTCTCTAATATATATGTGAGTTGGTTTTTTGAAATTACATTTTTCACATCTTGCGCCTTCTTTTCCGAATAACCATAATATTCTTTTATGGCCTCTATGGCTTCATCTTTTTCCTTTTTTTGCCAAGGTGAAAAGCGGTTTGCTTTTGAAATAGTATGGAATAAAAAATCATATTGTAATTTGAAATCCATTTCTGCACGGCTATTCATTTCATTTACAAGAAAAATCAAATCTGGATAATATGATAAACAACGATTTATAATAAAAGGTAGATACGTTTGTTCTTTTAATCCGGCTTCATCATCTTCGAGTAAATTACATGTTTTCTTATTTATGCTATTTAACCAATCTTTTAATTCAGGCATAAAATTCTTTCAATGTATTATTTTGTTCCTTTCTTACTTCTTCTATTATACTTTTCTCTATTTGGAAATATTGATGATTTATTTCAATAACAATAAATTTCTAGAAAACCTCTTTCATTTTTCATATATAACTAAAATTATCCGAATTTAATCAAAATTCTTATATGTTTTTGTGATGATTTCTCTTATGTTCTTTCCGGTATATGCGTCTGCTATATGTTTTGGAACATCTGTAATTAAATTTTTAGAATTTGATTTTACTTTTAATTCATAAGAAGGAATAAAAATAATACCTTTACTAGATAAAATACCTTTCTCCGTATCATGCAAATTTCTTGTAATCATAAGATATTCGAAGTCATCACAATTATAAGAACCATGTCCTTCTCTCATTGTGCGTTTTGTTATTCTCATATTTTTAGACAATCGCAATTTTGATTGTATTCTCAAACGCCTCGATTCTCTTCCAAACAAAACTATAAAATCCCAAGCAGCAAAATTATTATCTTCCTGTATCACACGAATTCCATATACATTTCTTAAATAATTCATTTGAAATTCTTCATTTTTCTTCCCCAATAATTGAGCATATGTAGAAGGATCTATTTTTTTCATATTCATCATTCGAATAGGATTAAAATAATCCGTCACAGGATCATCAAAAAAATCTACCATTTCATTCCTATACATAATTTATCATCCTTTTTCAATTTTTATTTAAATTCTATCTCTCCCATTATCTGTGTTAATGTGGAAACCATATTGATTTCAGGATCGGCCACAAAAGAGTGATTCCTTTGTCCATCATTTAAAATGAGAACGAGAGGAGGAATACTCGATGGTTTCACATAATCATACATTGAATCATATATCGCTCTAAAAATTCTTGTAGGATCATTATCCAAATTTTGTACGACCCAAGAACGCATTCCCTTCCAATCTTTGTCTTTTAAATGTTTAATTAATGATTTAATTTGGATTTCTGATAATGAACTTAATATACCTGAATCTATTTTTCCGGTTTGCGAATACCTCTGTAATTCATTGATTGCTCTACGAAAATCCGGGAAAAAATTGATAACCAATTCCTCAAGAACCTTTACATCATATTCAATATTTTCATTATCCAAAATGAATATCATTCTATCGAAGAATTGTTTTGCTATGTCTGGTTTTTCCTTTTTATCAATACGAAAATCAATAACTGTAGTTCTTCCATGTAATGGAGTAATAATTTTGTTTTTGAAATTACATGTTAGAAAAAAGGCACAATTTGTTGAAAATTCTTCCATAAAACCGCGCAACGCGGGTTGCGTTGAATTGGCATTTAGATAATCTGCTTCATCCAAAATTACTACCTTTCTTTTTCCTGAAAAAGAAACAGTTGAAGCAAAATCTCGAATTGTTGTCCTTAATGTATCAATATTTCCGCTTTCCGATGCGTTGATTATGATGTGCGGAGAATCGGTTTCTAAACAAAGCGCTTTTGCTACGGTCGTTTTTCCGATTCCTGGAGGTCCTGATAAAAGCATATTTTGTAATTCTTGTTTATCACGATATGCTCTAAAAACTTCTTTAAGAGATTTGGGTAGAATACAATCGTCAATATATGTTGGACGATATTTTTCTACCCACAAGATGTTTTCATTTTCATTTATTTTCATAGTAATTATTATATCAAATTCTTTAAATTAAATCAACATATCTTCAATTATGGTTAATTTTCTATTTTTATTTACCATAAAAGGAGTAGCTGTATTACAAACCGGACAAATAGAAATAAATGCTCCACCTCTGAGCAATGATGTTTCTAAATTTTTGTTCTTTAATATATACAACAACTGTGGTAATTTTAATTTTAGTGTTCGTACGTTTCCATTTTCATCCTTAACATTTGATTGGATAAAAATGTCGCTATTTCTCTTTTTTCCACAGGAATAGCAATGTATCTTTGCAATTCTTTTTTGTTCTTTCATAAATTTATTTATCAAATTTCGCCATCACATAATACTCTAATGCCACATCTTTATGTGAAAATTTAGCAATTCTCTTTGTCGAAATGGATACTGTATAATGACCGGGTAAAAATAAAAAGTTTTCTGTTGAAAATATACAACGAAAATCCTTACCGTAAGTATTATCACCAATTTTCATGACAAAGGAATTCGATTCGGAATTCTTTTCCTTTCCAACACGCAAAAATAACTTCCCATCTTTCCCTTCAAAAATATAAGAATCTAACTCTTGGATTCTAGCAAGTTTATCAATTTTTCCAAAAACATCTTTTTCCAATTCAAAACAAATTTCAAATGGAGGAGGGTTGATTTTGTTAGCCGAAACAATAAATTCCGGTTTACAATATAAAATTGTATTCTCTGATTCAGGATCATACTCTTCGGAAATAACAACACATTCTTTCCGAAAATCGAAATTTGGTGAATCAAATACAGAAATCACACCCAAGAAAATATTAAGATCGTAGATTGCTACTCTATTTGGGAATTCTTCTTCTGAGGTATATATGGCATGAATTGTGTCGGATGGGTGCTTTGTTCTTACCACATTTCCCGCTTCAATCAACAAACCGGAATTAATTTCGCTAAAATTTTTCAATACATCTAATGTTGTTTTACTTAATTTCATCCATTTTCTCCTTTATAATGTAGAATCGTTATAGAGCATAAAAAGGAGATAATGTGCTGCTTTCAATAAATCTTTCCGCTCATAACCTCCCTTTTTCCCATATCTCATGACATATTTTACTACATTACCACGAGCATATTCTAAACCCGTGGGCTCGTTTGCTAATAGCAAATCCATCACTTGAATACCTTTATTACCAACATAGTGCTCCGCATATGTTTTGATGATATATTCCTCAATTTCTTTGAGTGTTTCGATTTCCTTATACTTATGTCCCTTTTCTTCCATATCTTTCCTCTTTATTCTATTATACTAATAATAATTTAATTTGTCAAATTTTCAAAACAAAAAAAAACAGAAAAAAAATGCTGGGAGTATTTTATGTAAAAAAAGATACTCCCATTATACATGATTCATTTTAATGTAATGATGTTTTGTTTCTCCATTTTTGTCGTAATTTTCTACCAAGGTTTGAAGTTTTGATTCCTCTGATTAAATGCTTGTTTTCCGAGATCAACAACATTTTTCGAATCAATGCTTCCTTTCGGGATACATTCTGCGTCAATTGCCCGATAAGCGGTGGCCCATGCCTCGGCAACCTCAGGTGAAAACCGGTTCAAACAACGCTTGATCGCCCCCAAACGGTCTTTTCCACCAGTAACTAAAGCATATGTTGCTACAATATGACCAATACGGCGCGTGGAGATAACATCCATACTTTCTCCCTGCCTATACGTCATCCGTATTTGTTGAGCCCATTTTGCCAAACATTTGGCAAAAGTTTTATGTTCCTTTGGATCAAGACCATATTTACTAATCATTCTTAAAATGATATTCTTTTCTGTTTCCTCGGGAGGAAAATCAGCTTCATAGAGTAACACAAACCTCTCTAGGAGAGCCTCATCCATCAAATTGGATGTAATATATTTTCCGGTCTCATCACTGGTACCTTTTGTATTAGCGGTAGTACAAATAGTAAATCCTTCTTTCGGATGAATTAATTCATTCGTCTGTTTAATGAGTAGAGGTTTTCCTTCCAAAACGGGCTGAAGGCACATAAGCTTCGGACCCGCCTTGTCAAATTCATCCAACAAACAAACAGCACCCCGGATCATTGCAATGACCACAGGTCCATACTGAAATTTGGTTTCTCCGTTTTCCAAAACATAGTGACCAATTAAACGATCTTCATCCGTTTCGATGGAGATAGGAACACGAACCAATTCCCGCTTTGTGATGGCGCAAGCTTGTTCGATTGGAAATGTTTTCCCGCAACCAGAAAGTCCAAAAATTTGAAATGGAAAAAAATTCTTGCTTTCGATAATGGACTTATACTCTTCATAATCCCCATAAGGTATGAATGTTGGATCAATCTCCGGAACATACGAAATTCCTTTGGCGAAATCCGAATGTGCAAACGATTCGGCGGAATTTTTGGTGGAGTCTTTTGGAATAGGAACCACTTTTCTATCAGATGTTAAACTCATAATGTGTCGTATGTTTCCTTTCTATTCTACTCTAATATAGCACACCACAACACGGTTGTCAAAAAATATTTATAATTTTTTACTACCACACCATCATATGTACATAGATACATCATACAACTATATAATGTGTAGAGTGTAGAGAAAGGAAAAAGCGAAAAAAATCCTTGACAATTAAGCACCAAAGGCGATATCATACAAGTATGAATCAAGAAAATACAATCAATCGCAACTCGACAACAACAGACGTGCTTGCTAAAGTTTTGGCGGTTGAAAATTTAACTGTTATTCATAGTGCAAAAGCTTATACCGCTTCATTTAACACGGAAACCAGAACACTAACACTTCCTTGTTTCGTCAATAATATAAAACAAGAAACTAGGAATATGTTCGTTGGGCACGAAGTTGGACATGCTCTTTTTAGTCCAGGATCTTCAGGAGAAAAGAAATCCCTAGATATCATCGAAAAAGCGATTAGCGAAATTGATCCTGATCCTAATAATAAAAGTATCGTTATGGGTTATCTAAATGTTGTTGAGGATGCAAGGATCGAACGTCTTTTTAAAATCCGGTATCCGGGTCTAATTCCTGACTTTAAAATTGGTTATAATGAGCTTTTGGAACGAGATTTCTTCAGAATCCGGAATATTGACATAAATTCTCTCCCGTTAATTGATAGAATCAATCTTCAGTTTAAGTGTATGAATGCCCCGGAAATCTCAAACCTAGAATTTACATCAGAAGAAAAACAATTCTTGAATAAAATCCAAAATTCAAAAACTTGGTCTGATGTTGTTTCCGTGACTAAAGAGATTTACGAGTATTCTGCCGGTGATAGAAGTCAAATCAAAAACGAAAACGATATGCAATTCGTTGATGGAGATGATTCTGGGGAATGGAAGGAAAAAAAAGAAGAAAATGGATCCGAAAAGGGAAATGAAAAGGGTGAGAAAAATGATTCCGGAAAAGGATCTGAAGAGTCAGATAGCAATGATTCAAAAAATAGTAAATCAGAAAGCAAAAATGATAATTCCGAATCATCCAAATCTAATAAATCATCCGACGATTCTGATAATGATTCTGGTGATAGTAACTCTGGTGATGATGAATCAGAATCGAGATCCGGTGAAAATGAAAATGTATCTGAAGATGAGGATGAATATAAAGATTCTGGATCCAAAAACAAACAAAATGTAATTAAAGAAGATAGGGAACAGGGTGAATCGAAATCAAAAAACATGATTCGACCGAGTAATAGTCTTGAGGCCGAGAAAAATAACATTCCTACCAAAAAAAGAATGTGTGCACCGAAAAGTAAAACCTACGAAGCTTTTTCCGAGAATTTAAAGTATTTGGTGGATAAGAATGCGAAAAACAATCTTTATCTAAAGATTCCAAAAATCGAACTAAAAGATTTCGTAACAAATTATAAAGTAATCCTAAATGAGTATAGATACATCCGCGATACCAAACCCACTTTGTTTGAAGAGGTAAAAAAGCATTTTCTGGATTTCAAGAAAAACAATACCAACAAAATTAATTATCTCTTCACGGAATTTAACCGCAAAAAGAAAGCGGAAGAGCAACAAAAGGATAAAAATGCAAAATCCGGAACAATTGATTTTTCCAAAATTGTTCACTATAAGTATTCGGATGACATTTTCAAATCCAATACAATCAAGTATATCGGAAAAAACCATAGTCTTACCGCTTTTATTGACTTCTCTGGTTCTATGGTAAACAATATTCTCAATACAGTGGAACAGGCTCTTTGTTTAGCGCTCTTCGCCAAAAAGGCAGGGATTCCTTTTGAACTATATACATTCGGACATTCTTCCTTTAATATGAAACAGGTTCAATACTCTGAAAATGATATTATGGTGTCTAAAAGTTTTCTTCTCAGACAATTTTTTTCTGTAGATATGACATATGCCGAATTCCATGAAGCATGTGAAAATTTGCTTGCGGCGACTGGAGTTTTTTCGGGTGTGGCGAGTTACAAAGATTTTCTCGGAACATATACTCCTCTTTCCGATACACTCATCACGGCAATTGTGATCAATGAAAAAATAGCAAAAGAACGAAAGACAACATATAACCACGTATTGCTCTTAACTGATGGAGTAGGAACCAACCTAATGTCATATTATAGCAAAAACCAGAAAAATGTTATTGATTCGAATATCTACAATATCATCATTCATGATCCTGTGACAAAAAAGGATTTCACCTATAACGCAAAAGATTATGGAATGGGTGACCGTGTTTTTGCGGAGATATTAAGACATAGAACAGGATGTAATATTGTCGGATTCTTTTGTACGGGTGGCGGAAAAGAAGATACGATTAAACGTGCATCCAATTTTATTAATAATAAGAACATCACTTTGCTTTCCGCAGAATATGATAGGAATAACTTTATCACCTGTTTCGAAAAGGGATATACTGAATACTACATAATCCCTGGTGGTAGTTCTTTGGGGATTAAGAATATTCATACTTATGACTTATCAGAATACTATACTCACCTAAAAAAGGATAGAATCCTCCTAAATAGATTTATTCACCTCATCACAGAAAAAGGAAAGATGGTTTAACAACCATCTTTCCTTTTTGGTTTATATGCCACAATCACTGGTTCTGTTTTTATCCACTCTTCTTGTCCTTTCGAATTAATAATACGAGCAAATGAACCGGAAGTTGGTTTTCCGTCTTCTCCTATCCTATTTTGTCCAGGCATATTCATCAACGCCATTTTGTTCACACTAATTTCCATACCAAATGACCTAAGGATGTTGATTGAATCAGTTAAAAGTGGAAGCCACCTACCATCAAATTGAACATCGGCAATATTCCATAACAAATACCGATCTTCTTTCAAATACTCTACAGCAGTCTTTAGAGTAGGGTATAAAAAATTGTCTCTCCATGCTTCATATGTTGAATGTGCCTTATAACTCTGTTTTTCATCATCACTATACGCTTCTTTTGCAAAATAAGGAGGGCTAGTAAATACTAAATCAAGTTTTCCTTTATATTTTTGAAAATCTGGATTTTTGTGTATGTACTCAGAACCTTCTCGAAAAATTTCATATGTATTAATTGGTTCATTTCCAAAAACAACATTAATACGATTAGATTTCACCTTTTCGTTGAAAAATTCAGCAACACATTCGTATCTCGTTTTGTTCAATTCTGGTATATAATTATCCGGGTTTGGATCGTTACCGACATAATGAAGTTTAACATAAGAGCCATCAGGTCGCTTGTGATAATAAGACATAGCACCAAGGATGCGGCCACCCCACCCGGAAGATGGATCATAATATATAATCTCATCCTGATTTTCTATATGCCTTGTATATTTTTCAATCAAGAATTTGGCTGTCATTGGAGGGAAATTTACAGCAATCTGAATATCTCCAATCCTATATGCCCTAAAAGCATGCGGGAACACCTTCTTTCCATATTCAAAAATACGAATATAATAAAGATACTCATCCGAAAGAGGTTGTTTCAAAGTATTCACTTGCTTTGATGAAATTTTTCCATCAATAATAGACTGGAGCAATTCATCCTTTGTAAAGAATAATTGGTTTTTCAATTCAACCTGCGAATATCCAGTTGATTTATCGGATTTCGGTTTCTTTTTCCCATCAATCCAAAGACCCATTTTTTCCTTCAAGCTATTATTTTTATCATTCCACAATTCGATAAATTGGAGTGCCGTATCACACTTAAAAATTTCTTGGTTTGAATTTTTATTTACCGTTCTACTAAAATAATAAAATGAATCTCTTCGAATACATTTTCTTGATATCGTTACCAATTTTGAAAACTTAGTCTCATCCGAAAACAAATCATAAACACTATATCCATTATTCTTAATAGAATAATTGATTCGTGTTTTCATCATTGTTGGGAAAAATTGATCTACCGCGGTTCCATCTCTTTGTATATTTTGAAAAACAAGTGTTGTTCCTGTTTCATCCGATAAATCTATCGTTTCAAAACTTCTATTTACACCTTTTTTGGATATCTTTCTGGCTTCCTCTTTTGTTTGATGCATATCCACAACATCAATCAATTGCGAAAATTGTTCTATAATTTCCGCTTCAGACAAACCAGATTTCAAAGGACACCCAAATGTGTCCCAGGAATATAAAATAGCATCCTTTACCTTCCTCACCCAAGATATAAATTCTTCTTCTGAATAGAACAAAACATCTTCAAAACAAACATTCACATCAGGATTATCCAAAACATAATCGTTTCTTTCATAAAATGTTTTCATAGATTATTATTCCCTTTAAAAACATCCATCATCTTCTTTTTTTGTTCTTCATCGAATGTTAAAAGTTTTTTGATTTCTTCTTGTATTGCTGCATTGTTTTTTCGTTTTCTTGTTTCTATATCATTTAATTCCGTTTCGTCAAATTCTAAAGCCGCAAAAATGTTCCAAGCAGCTTGTGCTAAATGATCTTCAACATCATCTCCCTCCATATACAGAAAAATGTGTCTTAGTGCTGAATCCAAAACACGAGAAACTTTCATTCCTTTTTTCCAATTGTTTTCTCCATATTTATTGGCGCCTTTTTCATAAACTAATGCCAATCTTTTCAATGGTTTAGGAGGAATCAAATCATATCTTCCCTTTCCCTCCCTACAATCACGGCGAGCACCTGTTTCCATCTCTTCCATTTTTTCTGAGGCCCTTATCACATAATTATCCATCATCTCACCTCCACATATTCGACACCAGATTCAAAAAACATACGTTGTATTTTAATCATATTTTTAAATTCGTTTTCATAAAATTCATTACCGCGCTCCAATAAAATTCTTTTCCTCTCTTGTACCTTTTCAAAACGAACCTTAATTATTTTGATTCCGCTTTGAATCAACGCCTTCGCGCATTCTATACATGGGAATATTTCTATATAAGCAGTACATCCTTCCAAAGACACACCACAACGAACAGCATTATAAATCGCATTTCTTTCAGCATGCTCTACCCAAAAATATTTTTCTGGTCGAACCCATCTTTCTTGTTGGTGTTCATCCACACCGCGGGCGAAGCCATTGAATCCAGTTGTTCTGATTTCATGGTCTTTTCCAACAATTATACAACCAACCTTAGTATCTGGATCTTTACTTTTTTGTTTTATAACATCAACAAGTCCAAAAAAATATTCATCCCATCCAATATTACTATCCTTATTCATATAATCTCCATTTTACTAAAATTATTTTTTAATTCAAATTTAATTACTCTCTCAAATTTATCAAAGATTAAATCACCTTTGGGGCTTATTACAAAAATACTAATTGAATTTCCTAATGTATGAAGCAATTTCATAAAATCATCAATTCCTTGAGCATCCAATGCGTTATCAAATACTTCATCCAAAATTAATATATTAGTATTTGCACTATTTTTCAATTTTGCAATTTCGCGCCAGGTAAAAAGCAATGCCAAATCAATCCTTTTCTTTTGCCCTTCAGAAAAAGAGGCATAAGAAAACACATCACGGTGCCTACTCTTCAGCGTTTCATTAAAATTCTCATCAAAAACAAAGTTAATAAAAAAATCTAACTCATTTAGATATTTGTTTACCAACTTGTTAATAATAGGGATATATTGTTTCACTATTTGTGTCTTAATACCCGAATCTTTTAACATCACATATGCTAATTCATAAACTTCCTTTTCCTCAATGTATTTTTTCTCCTGTTCTTTTAATTTATTCATTTCAGAAATCGAATCTTTTAATTTTTCCTCATTCTCTACCAATTCCTTTTGTTCGAATTTTCCTGTTGAAATGTTATTCTTTTCATCTTTCAGAGTAGAAATATATTTTTTGTAT